TTATATTCCTCATTCTCCATATATCCCCCTTATTGCACGATATAACGCTGGTAGCGATGGTGTTATTATAGAACATTTGTTCTTGCATGTCAACCTACCCCCAGTAGATTAACAGTTTTCAGCGGTGACACTGCCAACGCCAATCAAACAGTGCCACCTAGCCGAAACTTGAAGATTCTGCCCGAACTCTCTCGGACAATTATTATTATAAATACTGATAATGTAAAAATCAACTTAAAGATATCGCAAGTTTCGACAACATTCGACAAATTATGCATATTGTGATATGATTAGCAAAATTAAATTTAAGGGGGATTTGCCTATGAAAGAGAAACAAAAAATAAGTAAGTCAAGTATAGTTATTGCAATGATTTTTTCTTGTTATCATTGTTGCAACGCTGCTTGCTCATCTAGGAGTGTTTAATGGATATAAATACTCTAAGAACGATAGAGAAATGATAAGTAGTGCAATTAAAATTATTGATAATTTTGAAAATGGAACTTTAAGTGCAAAAGAAGCAAGCACTAAAATGGAGAATTTAACAAATTTGGTAGAAAAACAAGCTGATGATAAAACACTTTCTGCTGCTTTTTCAAGCGTTGAAATATCACTTTCACTTTCAGATAATAAGCTAGTATCGTCAGATTCTCAATCTGAATGGCTTAAAAAAATAAAAGAATACCGAGAATCGTTTAAAAAAATGTTAAAAGAAAGAAAATAAAGGAGTTTACCTATGATAAAGAGAATTGTAAGCATTATGCTTGTTATGTGCTTGTTGAGCCTTGTAGCGTGTCAGAATGGTGCTTCTGATAATAACGTTGAAAGTACCAGTGAAGTCCAGACAGAGCAAGAAACATTATTGTCAAGAGACAAGAGTGTATATCCTGATGATATAACTGTTGAAATGCTCAAGCGTACACCTAATAAGTATATTGATAAAGAATTCAAGTTGACAGGTAATATTGTAGCAGAATTAAAGTATGATGGGGAGGTCGAAGATAAAGACGGAAATACGCATACCGGTGAAGAATCCAGTGAATATATTGCTTGCTATTATTTAGCTGTTGATGGCAATAATGATGATACTGTTGTTTTGACATATTATAGAGATGATTTTGATTATAATTTGCTTGTTGGTGATAATGTGACAATGTACGGAACACTTCTTGAGGGTGGTATGGAATTTAAGAAAACAAACGGAACAATAACAACCATTCCTGCTGTTATAGCTGTTATGATAGATTTGAATAATTAAAATATTACCGGGAGCATTGCACTCCCGGTATTTTTATTAAGGTTAGACTAATTCACAATCAGCTACATTGACCGCTGCGAATAATTCTCCGCCATGTGCAAGCACAACCCTGTCTCCACTTCTTTCTGATACTGTGTATTCATCAAACCAAGCCTTAATAGGTGTGCCGTCATAATCAGTATTGCCGACAAATCTCACTGTGCTACCCTCTTCAATATCTCCGCTAAACGGAATATCTGTAGGTGTATCATCAGAACTTGCACCGCCGACAAATTCAAGATTAGCAATATTGACAGCGGCTGTGATTGTTGTGCCAATACCTATAACAATTCTGTCTCCGTCCTCTTCAATTACATCATATTCATCATAATATGTCGCAAATCTAACACCGTCATAATCAATGTTATCAAGCACTCTGACTTTCTTACCGTCGCCGCGATTTACTGTATCTGTGTTGATATCATTGTCATTGTCATAAATGCACTTAACAAGGCTGATGTTATCCTCGTCAATAGCAGCAGTAGTTACGCCGTCAACACCGATAACAACTCTTCTGCCACTGGCTGATAAGACACTGTACTCATCATAGTAAGTGCTGAATGGCTCGCCATTATCGTACTGAATAGCGTTAATAACCTTAACTGTATCACCCTTATGGTATTTAGTGTCTGGTACTGGCTCATAGTCTGGCACTGTGATTTCTTCAACGACATGGTCTGTGCAATAATCAGTGTAACAATAGTTCTGGTCTACTGTCTGTCCGTTAATCTGTGTGTCTCTAAGATAATTAACACTTCCACCGAATTGCCACATATCATAACCAACAGCAATTCTAGGTTCTGCATCTGAATACTTTGCTACCCAAACGGCATAACCAGCTTCTTTTACTCTTGAAATGTCTACATAATTGTTAATGCAGTTCTCGTATGAGTATAAGCCGACATTCTTATATCCTGCATTTCTCATTTCATCAAGGAATGCCATAATAACATCTGTAAGGTCGTTACCAGTAACCATGTCTGCTTCAACATCATAGAATACTGGATAGCAGAATGATTTACCTGCTAAAAGCTGTGCAAAATATCTAGCTTCATTTACAGCTTCATCAGCACTTAATGCGTTACCAAAGAAATAGGCTCCTTTGTGGATTCCTGCACTTTCCAACTTGTTATAGCTGCTCTCAAACTCTCTATCTTCGTATAAGCCATCATCAGCACCACCTGCCTTGATAATGGCAAAATCTACACCCTCATTATCCTTTGCGCCTTTGAAATCAAAGTCTCCCTGCCATCTTGATGTGTCAATTCCGAATAACTTACTCATAAATTACCTCCTAAATTTAGAAAAATGTGTATCAAAAAAGCACCTTAGTGGAAACACTGGGGTGCTTGATTGTAAATATTATATTGTTAATGTTATGCGGCACTGCCAACCTTACTAATTGCTCATTCCGCGACTAAACTGCAATAATATTAAATGCACCGGTGCAATTACTAAGGCAGTATCTGAAACTTAACTAAATATAAGTGAGCCTGTAATATAATCACCCTTTTGGAATTCGCTTGTAGCCCATGCTCCTTTATTACCATCTTTTGTATAATATCGAGCAAAAGCATAATGCTGACTTGCAGATCTATATAACAATGTTGTTCCATAGCCTATCAACTTTGCTCGAACTACACCTGTGGCATCATAAGGAATATAATTGCTTTCCAATATTTTATTAAAGTTAGTAATACCCATATTTTCAAGAACTGTTTCTATGTCATAATATCCTGTAAAATTATTCTGTGTAGAATCTTGTGTTTCAATTTTGGAGGCATAGTATAAAATCCCTGTTTTGGTAGATTTATTATAATAGCAATAATTATAGCCATAACCTTCAAGAGTACCATCTACACTTGCAATATTTTTGCAAAAAGAGTTTTTAACGTCAATATTACTGTTTAGTTGTGTAACTTCATCACGAAGATTACTAATCATATCATTGTTATTCTTAATACCTGCGTCCATTATATTTAAGTTTGTTGCATTCCAGGGAGTACTTTTGCTTGGCGATTGTTGCCAGTTTACACGGCTGTACGAAAGAAATCCAGTTAAGCTCATAATTTGCCTCCTAAAAAATAAGAGTGCAGGCTTAAACCCACACTCTCTGATGATTTACTCTGTTACTGTTCCTACTGCGTTTATCGTATCTGAATCAATTGTCTGCTGTTCACTCTTTAGCAGCTTATTGACTTCTGATTTAAAATTCTCATAATCATTATCACATTGTGTCTGATTTGCAAGGTATAATTCCTTGTTAGTAATTGTCTGACTAATTGTCAGTGAACCAGTTTCCGGCACAGCCGCATACATTGTCATGGCTGATTGACCATTAATCACTGATGTTCCGCTTAAGTTTGTTGTCTTTGTTATACTTAACATATTGTTTTCCTTTCTACCGCTGTGCAGATTTAATACCAATTTTTTTGTGCCCAATCCCATGTAGCGACAGCTACATCGTCAACATATATAGTTAAAACGCTTCCGCTCCAATCAAATGTTACTGGATTGCTCATAGACAAAGCAGGTCGCATATAGTTTTTAAGTGAAGGGTGATATAGCTTAACATTTAAATAGTCATTAAAAACACATTCGCTTCTACTTAATATCCAGTTCGTTCCTGAACCATCATCATTTGACATTTCAATGTAGTGTCCTTGTATCTGTAAAAATGCACCTGTACTGCTTTTCATAAGGTATTCACCACCAATAATAGTAGTGGTCATTGTAATACCTCCGTCAGTTACATTTACATTTTTAAATGTGCCTTCTAAATCAGCATCAACAGCTTTTAGCTTCTTACAGTCTATCGAACCATCTGCTGAAATAGTAGTATTAGTAGATGTAAGCGTGAACAGATTACCATTGATATTAACAGACTTATTACCACTAATATTAATTGTGCCTTTAGCTTTAAGTGTTATATCGTCTGCAATAGCTTCTATGGCAGATTTGAGTTCTCCGCTTGTCGGGTCTTTCTTGATATAAAGGTCAAGACTTGCTGTTGTAGCATAGCTTTTAAGGCTGTCAGTTGTGGCATAACTTTCAAGACTCTTCTTAGTAGCATAATTATTAGAGACTTCCAACTTGATACTATTGCTTTCCTTGGTTATCGCTTGTGTTATAGCGTTGTTCATAGCTTCTGTAGTGCTATAGCCTGTAAGAGCATTCTTTGTTACATAAGTTGTGGAAATTTCACTCTTGATACTATTGCTCTCTGCACTAACTGCCTGTGTAATAGCATTATTCATTTGTGTTGTAGTGCTATAATTGTTCTGAACATTCGTTGTAAGGGTAGATAGGTTTGTACTTATATTGTTTACATCAATTCTTAATGAAGCATTCTGATTGAGAAGATATGTTGTTTCTGTCGCACTGATTTCCACCCAATCATGCGTTCCGTCAGATTTTCTTATAAATCGCCATGCCCTTTGCTGGTCTTTCCAATATGCAATAGTCCCAACATACTTCTCATACTCATCTTCTGTATACTCCCATGTGCTATCACTAGGATATCTATCATCGCTTGGATATATCTGTATGCTCCACTCATTAGCAGGGTAGTTATCCTTAGTCGGTGCATGTGCAATCTCATATATCTTATGATTGCCATTAAGCTGATTATCAATATACTGGTATTGATTTGTAACATCAACTGTCAATCCATTTAAGTTCTGTTCAACAGTTGTCAGCTTATTAGATATGTTTGTAACTTCATCTTGGTTAGCTTTCTTCTCAACTACAGTTGTAAGACTTGATATGCTCGATGTGTTAGTGTCCGTTGTCTGTTTAATGCTATTGACAGTATTACTCAAAGTTGTAACAGTGCTACTATCAGCCTTTTTAGAAAGCGTTTCGGTCATTTTGGTTATGTTACTACTATTTTCATCTACTGTCTGCTTAACAGTATTAAATGTAGTAGTATCAACCTTATTACCCATATCAGTTTCAAGGCTGGCTGTTCGTGTTTTAAGACTTGATAATTCACTGTCTGTATTAGTTTTCCATGAACTTATTTCAACATTAAACTTCTTAATTCCTGTAATCTCACCATTGATGTTAATAATGTCCTGTAATGCTTTAGTAACATCACTATCCTTAATTAATACCCATTCATATACAGGTGCTTGTTCTGTGCCGGTATTGGCAAATCTGTAAGAATATCCGTCTGCACTCGAAGCTGGATTAACTACATAACAGATATCGCCTATATGCTTTTTTCTCGTAGCATTATCAGTCCAATTAACAGCTGGCTCATTATTAAGAGTAGGTATTTCTGTCTTGGTGAATGTCTCAATGTTTCCGTCGATTTGCCCTTGTAAATCTTCTTGTACCTTATCTAAATATTCTTTTGTTGGCACTTCCTCGGCTAATTTATCTAAAGATAAAGAACCTGTTCCGATACGCTTTCCGTTAATTGTACCTACTGTAATGTTATCTGCATTAAGATTAGTAACTGTAATCTTGCTTGCGTCAATAGTACCTGCTGTCAGCTTGTTTGCTGAAAGACTTTGTACCTTTTCGTTTGTTACTGCACCATCTTTGATAAGTGATGTTGTAACAACTTGTCCTTTGACATTCGCAAAATCAATTTGTGCGTACTTTAAATCCGCTATGTCCGCTGTTAATGAATTGGCTTTCAATTGCGTAATTTCAGCATTAGCCGCCTTAAGGCTTTCCACATTAGCATTAATGATATCTGCATATGTTGCATCTAATTTATTTGTTTTAAGGTTATCAATATCAGCATTAACAGCCTTTAAGGTTTCAATGCTTGCGTATCTGATATCAGCTTCATCAACAGATAATTTATTAATAAGCGCTTTATTTACAAGTATCAAGTCGGCATAGTACCGTTCCATCTGCTTAGTAATAGGTCCAGAGGCAACGCTTGTATTCTCCGTGTCAGATTGACCTATAGATGTAACAGTATCCATAAGTCCGCCGTCACATTCGTGCGTAATCTGCATTATAGGTACTTTGTAATCAACGCCAGCTTTATTAACAGTAATAATGTCGCCGACCTCTAGTCGGTAGTCACCAACAAACTTAACTTCAATCGGTCTGAATGCAAAACCGCCTATTTTCTTGTAAACCTCATCAAGGATTTCTTGCGTCATAAATGGATTCGCAAATGTTAATCCTGTCGCTCCGTCACCAGAAGTAATCTCGCTTTGTTCTGTAGAACCACTCTTGGTATTATTACATGTCAGTTTTTGTATGATAAAATCTTTACTCGTTGTGAATGTAACGCCTTGCTGATAATACTTATGTCCGTCAAGTACATATCCACTATCTTTATACCACCTTAATTCAAGGTTTCCGTCAGAATTAATTACCGCATTACAGCCTTGTAGCATAGCCATATAACCGATAATTTCTCTGTAGGTATATCCTTGTGGCTTGTCGTTGATAGTATGTGCTGTGACTATATTTGTCGCTAAAGATATACCTAACTTGCCGCATATCTCATTAAGAATAGCTTTATCTGTGTTAGGAAATGTCATGTCAGAGAAGTAAGGCATGTCAGCCTTATACATTCTGTCGTATGCTTCATAGTTTGTGTATTCTCCGTCACTCGTCTGTTTAGTAACTGTAAATATTCCCAACTTAATATACTTAATTTCTGTACCAACCTTAACGCCCTCGAATATGGTAATTTCCTTATTTTCAAGGCTTACTGTTGGCATATAAATAGAAAAGGTAACACTGCTTGCACAAGTGTTACCTATCGTAATTTCGTTATTGGGATTTATTATGTTTTGGAACTTGAAATTGTTAAGTGTTTCGGTATGTTCTTTTCCATCAACAACATACTTGGAATAGTATCTTGCACTATTTCCCCTAACAATTTCCGTCATAGCTGTGTCTAATATCTTCATTCTACACCGCCTTTATTGATTAATTAATGACTTATCATAAACTCGATTGAGTATAATTTAGCTGGTGTAATTTCTTCGCATTTATCGAATGCGTCCATAGGAAGCATTGTCATGTCAGGCGCTTCAATCTCTTGTTCATTGATTTCCTGCAATTCTTCCTGCAACTTCTTTAAGTTCTCTGATGTAACCTGATACTGATTATCGTTGATAACTGGATTGCCGCTGTCGTCCTTATCTGCATACTTAACCTTGGTATCTTCTATGGTCTGTAGCGTTGTTTTGTACAGTTCTTCCAATGCCTTAATATTGCACATGACAGCCATAGCAATTCTGCCTGTAGTCTTGTCGTGCGATATGTTACTTAAACTTTGAAATCTGTCTATTAGCTCACTTGTTTTAAGTTTCATGTGGAACTCTCCTTTATTTCTGTATTAGACTTAATTTTGCTCCGACTATTAGTCCGTCCTCATTCTTCGCCCTTGTGAGATACGGATATGTCACATCTCCTGTGTATATTGTCATTTCTTTTTGCATACCTCCTAAAAATAGGACTTGTGCTGTTGGGAATGGGTTATCTACGTCGCTTACTACATTATCAAGCAATAGTGCCTGTTCACCTGTTAATGGCGGTAATTGAAGCTCAATCTTGTCTTTGAGTGCTACAATAGTTCCTACCATCTCCCCATAATCGTTTCTTCCTGTATTCTTAGACCATATCTTATTCCTACTGTATGTGTAGCCGTTATATGCTACTGGGAATCTAACCCCCTCAATCACAACTGCGTCAATCAATCAAATCACCCCTTTCAAGGCATTAAAAAAGGAATGCACCATTTCTGATACATTCCTTAATATTTCTATTGCATTAATTCAATTAGTGTTATATAATATCTGTACTGCTTGTTTAAGCGGTATTGTAACTTTTGGCTGTCAGTTGTCGGGCTGACAGCCCCTTTTTATTTGTTAAATATTAAATGCCGGCTGTCCTGTCATAGCTGTATACTGATTGGCATATCTCTGTGTTGTTCTGAACACTTCCTGTCCGTCAATCTGTACAACAATGTTTCCGTTTTGCTGACCTATATTTGCATTAGCAAATACTTCTGACATGCCCTCAATAACAGCTTGCTTAATGCCATCTGTTATCTGTTCATTGTTTGCAACTGCTGTTTTGCCATTACTAAACTTGCCAACCATTTCATTATGATTAGCAAAAAAGAATCCATCTTCTGGGAATCCGCCCACTGCATATTTAGGTGCAATCTTTATCTTACCGAAATTAATTGCTCCACCTCTATTTATTTCACTTGGTGTCATTTTACTAGGGTCAATATCTGCATTGATATCAACATCAATCGAAAATGCTTCCCTTAAAGTTGCTTGAACTGAATCAGTAAAGCGCCATGCACTAGCGTTAAAGCCAGACATAATATTCTCTGCAAGAGATTCTCCTTCGTCATATCCGATATTGCCGGCGTTTATTTGCCCTACAATGTTGGAAAATGCACGTCTTGTTGCTTCTGGTATGTTCGCAATTCTATCATCAAACATTGTGTATAATTGATTACCGCCATTTATACCGGCTGACTGTGAAAGCGCCTTGACAGTTTCCTCTACTGATGTAAAAGTATTAGTTCCATCAAGTTTTGTCTTGTCAAATGCTTCTCTGTAGCTGTTAGAAAACGCATTTGCTCCGTCACTTGCTGCCATTGTCAATTCACTTATTGCAGCCTTTGAACTAACTACCATATCATGATAATGCTGTGTAGCAGATGTGGTGTATTCGTAAGTTGTATCGTTAAGCTCTTCATAGGCTGATATGCTTTCGTCTATTGTAGGACTTAACTGTGCAATGGTTTTATTGCAATCGTCAATTTCTTCTTTAAGTGAATTATAAGAACTTTGAACCTTTTTAATGTCGCTAACATTATGCGTTCCAAGTTCGTCATACATCTGATTAAGTACTTTGCTGTTTCCTGAACCAATTGTTGTAAGCACTTCATATAGCTGCGACATGTCAGACAGATCATTTGTCTGTCCGTAAAAATCATAAAATTCATCTACGCTACCTTTGTACAATTTGGTAATGTACTTCTCAAGCGTACTCTGTATCTTCTTATAATCTTTAGAGACCTGTTGGAATTGCTTATTAGCAATGTTTTTCTGATTGATAGTATCTACAAGTGTTTCGTTTGCCTTATCAATACTGCTTTTATCGTTTACATCAATATTGATTACAGTATCCTTAAGCCCGTCAATCTGCGATTTCAGCTTAGATACTCCTTCTTCTGCCCTTGTGCAATCCGCTGTAACTGTTGTTACATAACCTTTTTCGTCAATTCCAAGTACTTCCGTTTCGAACCATTTATGTAGCTTGCTATCGTTTCCTAAGTATTTTTTTATTCCCTTTGCAGCAAAAATTGTTGAAGCGATATAGATACTAGCAACAATGCCAACAGGAATGACTGTTGAAGCTGATAATGTGTCAAGTGCGTACATAGATTTGATTACTATTGTTTCCCATGCACTCTTTAATCCGCCTGTTGTTATAACTGTCTTAGCTGTATCTATAGTGATTTTCTTCGCAATTTGACCGCCGATAAATTTACCGATTCTTGTATAATTAAGAAGTGCAAAACCTGCTATTATAGCTGTTTCAAGCGGTGCTTTTTTGAAACTTTCCTTAATAACCTTTGCTATAGCTTCCCATATCTTAAATTTTAGCTTAAGCGCTTTAAATAAGATATCTACCCAATCAAGTCCTGCAAGAAAATCTCCAATATTTTCGCCTAATTTCTCCCAGTCAACCTTATCAATAATTTTTTCGATTGTATTAAAAACAGCCGTAACAAATTCATTAATATCTTGCCCTGCCTCAAACCAGTCTCCTAATTTTACGTCCATAGCAAACTTCTTAAGGGGTTTTGTGATTGGGTCAAGAATTTTCTCAATTCTATCAGCCCAAGCAACCGCTGAATTTTCCATATTGGCAAATGCTTTATTCCACGCCGCTTCATAATCAGCCGCCGCCTTAGTAATATCATCTGTCAAATCAATAGTGCTACCACCGCCACCGCTTGAGCCTTTGCTTGAGCTTGTATCGTCCTGTAATTTATTTATTTCATCAAATCCCATAAGGGATAATGTAGCTTTCTTTGCCGAATCAGCTACATCTTTGTAGCCATCTGAAATATCTTCTAAGCCGTCTGATGTGTCTTTATAGCCACTTTGTCCGAAGCTTTCAAAGTCAATCTTTACGCCCATTAAAGAAGCAAGGTTGACTAATAATCTTTTGATTGCAATAGTAACGCCGTTTACAACTGGCATAACCTTTGAAAGAATTGGGATAAATAGCTGTCCTGCTACCATTCCTACCTCTTTCATATTGTTACTGAACTGGCGTAACATATTACTTGGGGAGTTGATTGTCAAATTTGTTATCGTATAGGCTCTTTATCCTATACTTCTTATAGTTTCCTATAAGTTCAGAGTACATTATCACCCACATCATTATGTTTGGTTTGGTGGTAGCCACTTCCACCTCATACTGTCCTATATACAGTAGTGTCGGACACTCTTGGGAATATTATATTTATTCAATTCCTACTCGTTACGATACTCAATAGCCTGTTCGTAATCTATTGAGTTATCTCGGTATTAGCATAGTTGAAAACTTTAGCCTTTACCGATTTTGCCCGATTGTCATAAGATATTTCTATTCTTATGCAACACTTGGAAGATAAGCTATATCATTAACTTTCTTCCGTTTATTAGCTAAATCACCCCAAGATACTTTACTTTGGTCTAATATTGCTAACACTCTTAACTGCTGTTTTTCCATCTGTGTCATTTCTGATACAGACTTGGAAATTCCCAAGTTATAAGCATATGTCGCTAATGTAGCGTTAGTAATATCAATACCATACTTATACAATGCTCTCGATTGACCGATTAAGCCACTTTGTAAGTTCTGTGCAACCGTTGAATAGTCCACATTAAAAAGTGAGCTTATATCGCCTGCAAGCATTGTCATTGACTTTGTTATTGCTGTTGTCGCTTCGCCTGTCTGCCCTAATGAGTTAGTGACAGAAGCTAACTGTGAAGCGTACTGCGTTATCTCTTGTATATTAAGTCCTAAGTTCTTTGTTCCACTTTCTTCAAGCAATCCGCCTTGAACATTGACTTTTAAGCCAGATAGTTTTCCAAGAGTATCATTTACTCTACTTTTAAAACTTTCTGCATATGCTGTTGCGTTATCATATCCGTACTTTTCGTAATCCTTATCCCACTCTGAACCAATCTTACCAAACGCAACCGCTTGATAGTTGAACGCTTCGATGTAATCTGTTGTTGATTTGATGGCTTCTATAAGTTTTTTGCTGCCACGAATTACCATAAAATAAGTGGCATAAAACTTACCTATTGCACTTGCTAAGTTCCAACTACTTCTAGTTGCTGTTCTAGCACTTGTAGAAACGCCATACAGCGTTTTTTGAAGTGAGTTTGAAGAAGTACCCACCTTGCTACCTTGACTAGCAAGATTAGCCAATGCGTTAGTCATTTGAATAACATTTTGACTTACTGTTGGTGCTCTTGATAGCGTTGTCATTAAGCCATTTAAAGCATTGCCTAGCTTTGGAATGTTTACAACGGCGTTTTCTATGCTCTTACTGCCTAGCTTACCAAGTGACTTTGCAAATTCTGTGACCTGCGTTGCATTTTGCGGAATAGCTGATATGCTTGCAACTGCCTTTGTGACAGCCTGAAGTGATGTAGCTGTGTTAGTTAGTGCAACTGAATCAACAGAACCTATCTTTGTGATGTTCTTAGCAAGCCTTGTAAAATCTGCTGTTCCTGCGTTCATATTCTGCATAGCAGAACCTAACTGGCTAACACCATTTGCAAGGCTACTTAGTGAAGAGCCATTCACAGTTGCAAGTGATGTTGACAGCCTTGTAAGCTGATTTATCAGTTTATCGACGGAATTGATAGCTTTCGTGGCAGCACCGGTAATTTTGACTTCTAATGAATCTAATTCCACGCTTTAACCCCCTTTATAGGATTGTTGGCGGTAGTCCTCTCTTTTCAGCTCGTGCCGCCCATTTCTGTTCATTGAGTAACATTCGCTGTAACTCTTTATCGTAGGTATCTTCTTCGCTTTCTTCCGTTTTTTCTGATAAAATAGCCTGCTTCGGATATTCAATGTGTGTATCTTTGCTAAATGCCGCACCAATGCCGCAAGAAATAGCCGGTATTGCATAGACAAAAAACCAGTTATACATTTCTGCATCTCGATTTTGTCTATCAATCTTTTTGCCTTTTGCGTATAGTAATAATTTTTTAGGTGTCATTTTTAGAAAGTCTGAATAACTAACGCCTAGTGAACTGGCTAAAACAAAGTATTCTTCCCATATTATTTTGTGGAAGTCTGCTTTTTCTTGTGGTCCTGTGGAACTACTGTCGGCTTCTTCTGCTCCTGTGCCGCTTCTTCCACATTGTTCGCCATTTCCTCTAACATCGTTGTTATCCCCGACAGCTCGAAAAAACCATCATCTTCCATCGCTTTCTTGATTTCTTCAAACAACGTTCTATATCCGTAACTCTTATCTGTCTTTCTTTTCTCTGTAATATATGCCCTAGTGAGTTCCTTTGCTTCATCCATAGTTACTGGGTTATTGTCAATACAGCCTGCATAAATGGCGGTAATGCAAATCTCTGGCACATCTGCTGTCATATTTGCTAATCCATCAAAGGAAGCCTGTGCAACGCTTTTATCTGTCTGTGCAAGTAAGTAAGAACCATTAACGACAGAAAACATTTTCTGCACTATTTCTTTGTGCTCTGCCGCACCAAAAGAGAACTCAACTTTGTATTCTTTTCCGTTTACATTAATATTCATCATAATTTTTACCCTTTCCCGCCCTATCGTCCATATAGGGAAAGGTGCGGATTTTACACCGCACCTACCTTTTAAAATAATTATTCTGTTACATCATCAAGATATGATGTGTAGTCGGCTGTTTTGGTGTTTGTGCCACCAATCGACACAGCCTTTGATTTAGTCGATTGGCTTATCATTCCCCCACCTTTGTTACTGTGAACGTGCCACCAGTGCCTTCGACAACTTGAAGCTTGTCTGTGCATTCGATAGGTGAAGTGTTAGGAACTGCTGTTACTGTCATTTCAAGTACTGAATCAGTACCAGAAACATCATTAGGTGTTGCTGTTACCTGTCCGACAAATGCGTACTTAGCAACCGCACCTAATCCATCAGAGCCATATAACTGAATAATATCTAACTGCTTGCCCTCCGCCTTGATTAAGTCCTGTAAATAAGCCTTTTCAAGATTTCCTGTGTAAGTCTTAGCGTCAGATGTTTTGATACCCATTAAGAATGTCTGTGAATCATCTTCAAATGTTGTACTTTCAACTGTGTTAGGTGCTGATACTGGTGCTGAAATTGACTTAGCCGCAACCATTAACTTGTATGAACCTGCAAAGCCATCTTCGCTATGCTCCTTGTAGATAACCCTAGCTTTATAACTTGTACTTGCCATTGCCTTGTCTACCTCCTAAAAATTTGCAAAAAAATAAGAGCATTTCTGCTCTTTGTTACATTAATCTGTCATTTGCCGCTATCATTCTTCTGAATCTAGCGGTACTCTTATGTACTTTATTGCTGATTGAAAATTCCGGCATTGCGTTACCTTGAAATCTCATTGTCTTGAATGTATCTGTAATTACTGCCATAACCTTGCGACAATCAGATTTGCTTGTGTTAGTGGTGACATCTACTTGAAATGTCGCTAACAATGCGTTAACTGTCTGTCCATCAAGTGTTTGTCCTTGTTCAACTGCTGGCAGTAAATGAATGTATACTGTCGGGAATACTGCTTGACCGCTGTTTTCCCCCTCATTGGTTATGACTATCTTTGGGTATGTTTTTTTAAGCTGTGTTAGGGTTTTAGCCTTGACAAGTGCTGTGACTGTATTCTCAAGGTCTGTCGCCCAATCGTTTGCATTTGCCATTAACTAAACACCTCTCTTGCTATCTGCTTATACTGATTAACAATCTCCATTGTGGCGTTGTACATAGGCATTGTAGCTTTAACGCCGTGCGTGTAGTGCCATTGATTATCATTACCTAAGTAGTACCAACCGTCGCTGAATGCGTGGACTTGTCCCGGGTATGTTCCTACACCCAAACCGAAATCATTAGCCTTTGGGTTCTCGTTGCCGCCGTTGTAATAAATACCAGCACCAAATTCAATCGCTAACAGCGTGTAAAATGGCTCTCTATCTTCTACCTCAACAGTTTTACCGGTAGCAATTAAAATAGCTTGGTAGCCATCTTGAATAGGTTTTTTGTCAACTCTCAATGTTACTGTCCTACCTAATGGGCTTTCATTAACACTCATAATCGCCGCTTTGTCGCCTAATTCTGCTAATCGTTCAATAAGTAATTCACATTTATACTGCAAACTCTGCTTATACTGTTGTAGCTGTCTGATAGCTTCATTTACGGACTTTTCAGACAATGATATATTAATTGTATGTCTTGCCATAAACACGCTCCTTAACTGCTTGCAAAATAGCTTTTCTTATGCTTTCATTTATTGGCTCTTGCGTAGATGGGATTGTCTTTCCTTTAAAGATAGAACCAACTAGCTGTTCATTGCCTGTTTGTATAAATAAAGAACCATTTTCGGGAAAGCCGTCTGTCTGATACTTCGTATTTACCACCTACTTTACAACTGCTTTAAGCATATACTTAGTTGAATATAGTGCCGGCTTAATGCCTACAATCATGAAATCCGCTGATGTTTCATCAACAAGGCTGTCAGATGTGTATGCAGGCTTGCTATCAAGCCAAATAAGGTCGCCTTTTTGAATAGGCAACACATTCCTATCTGTCAGCAAAATAGCGTCAAAATCAGCCGTATCAAAGCCGTATTCCTTGCTCTGTGCTTCTCCACCGCTGAAAGCTATGTTTGCTTTAAAATCCACAGGCTCTGAAAAGCCTGTTTTTTCTTCAAGGACTTTAGGTATCTTATTTCCCTCATCATCAAGATAAGGAATGAAGTTGCCCTCTGTGTCGGTATATCCCTCATAAAGAATATTGCCGTCATCGTCTCTTTCGTAAATAGTTACTGTCTGTCCTTGAAGCGAATACTTCATAGCCTGCTTATTAATGTCAAGCATATTACTTCACATCCTTGCCAAATCGCTTCCATAATTCAGACAGCTTCTCCCAACCGTACATCGCTACAAAAGCAACAACAAATCCTGCCATAATCGCCGCAAGAATCATGTACCACAGTATTGTTATCTGAATATACTGCATATAAGCAACAAATGCCGCTACAGTAATACCGATTGACAGGACAAATACTACAATATCTGTAGGCACCTTATTGAATACTCCAATACCCTTGATTACCTGTGTAATTACAGATACTATAAAGGCTAATGCCCCGACAATTGCTAATATGATTGTCATATTTGCAATCAATGTCTGCATAATCTCCATTCTGCTATACCTCCTTATCTTCATTAAGTCGTGCTTCCAATCCGTCTATTCGGTGATGTGCCGACTTTACACTTTCCTCAACTTTAATAATCCTGTTATCATGAGAATTAAGCTCTTTTCTCATTTCTATAACTTCATTCTTTATCTCTGTTGTGTTGCCTGATATTGTGTCAAGTTTCATATTTATGCGTGTATTTTCCTTTACACGCTCTGTAAGTTCTGCATTGTCAGACTTTTTGTTGTTCTTAAGATTAAATCCCAACGTAAACAGTCCGAAAAAGACGGAAAAAGCAACTGAAATAATGCTTATAATTACTGCTATTGGCATTGATATACCGCCTTTCATAATTAATAATGGCACACCGCCCACCACCCTTAATGTGTGCCGCCTGCTACCGTATTGGTAACGCACAATCTTCTATAAAACCTTAGCAAAAGGAAATACCCCGACAAATAAGCTATCTCTATCTCTCCAAGTTCTGTTGACACCGCCCTCATTCATACTCGCCATGTAGTTCTCCCCAGCTTGTGAATGGTCGTAGACAGCCAGATTAACAATAACACTCTCAAATTTCTTCAAGTCCTCGGTTATCATTTCGTCTGTGTAGCTGTCGGGGTAATTTCTTCTTGCCTTTACATCTTCTGTAGCCTGTTTAATGAGCTGTTCGATTACTGGATTATCTTCTTTGTTATCGAACACTACCACATCAGATGTTGTTTCGTTTTCTTCATCTTTGACAGTTTCTATATGAAATTGTTTAAGTCTGATTTTAGCCTGTTCTAATGTGGTGTATTCCATAATTTAGCTCCTATAATCCTAATTTCTCAATTAACAGTTCTTTAAGCTCTGCTCCTGTAAGCTCCATTGCGTTCTCAATACCTTGTTCTAAGGCAAGTGTCTGCAAGTCCGCTGTTGGCATACGCTTAATAGCTGTCTTTGTGTAATCGCTTGTAGGTTGAGCAGGGAATTTGTCCTGCTCTTCCTCATATTTAAGCTCATCTCCATAAACAGCTTCTTGTCTTACATTATCTGCTGTTACTTCTTCGCTCTGCTTTGCGGCGTTGATTTTATGTCGTCTTAATAACATATAAACACCTCTTACTTTCCGAACTTAGCAAGAACAACCTTTGAATCATTGCTTAAGACTGCTGTATAGTGTTCATCGCCAGAGATAACAGTTGTCTTTGCAAGAATATCTCTGTCTGATTCAATCTCAACGCTTCTCTTCATATAGATTGTAAGTGCGTTCTCTTCCTCTGATACGCCATCTGCACCTGTGTCCTCGTTAGGGTCTTCTGCTGATACGATAACAATAGGACAAGCGTAGAACTCTGTTGTAACAGCCTTTAACTTGCTACCTACCTTGATTTCCTTACCCTTTGGCTTAAGCGTATGTGCAAGTGCTGTGTCAAGATGAACATTCGTTGCATCCTCGCTTGTTGTATCAGCTACAACATTGATTGTTCCTGTTGAATCATCAAGCTCATACTTAACTAACTTAACTTTCTTTGACTTAACAACCTGCGCTCCCGCAATAGAACCGATAGTTCCATTCATAATTACATTAAGTGGGTACTTGTCATTGCTCTTGAAATCATCGTCATTAAGCAATGTGGCTTCCTGCGCTGGATTAATGAATAATATCTTTGTAAGTGATGAATCTGATTCATCATCAAACTTGCTATTAGCCGCTACAACTGCTGAATAGCTGATAGGTGCTGCTGTTCCATCGTAATCAATAGGTGCTGTGCAAAGTGCGTCATAGCTGTCATTATCAACCTTTGCAGCGATCGACATAGCAATCTGATTGATAGCTGTACCAAGTGGGTCGCCATAACCAGATAACACTGATTCGTCTGTAAGTTCTACTGCCTTACCTGCTTTCTTAACCTTTGCTTCTGTTGTAGATGTTGTAAGTACTGTTGTACCCATAGCAACACCTTCTGCTACATCTTCTGCGTCACCAATATAAGCATACTTTGGCACAACGATTGTGCTTCCTGGTCTGCCTACAAGTGTTGTATCAACTCTTGCAATAGGTGAGAACTTAATCTTCTTTGGCAACTTAGCTGATACCATATCAGCCATTACCTGTGGGTCTACTAAATTTGCTAACTTAGTCTGTGGCATAGTTTATTTACCTCCGTTTTCTACTCTGTGAACTTCTTATAAAGCTCTGGGTTCTTATTTTTGAACTCCACTCTTTCGTGGTAATTCATCTTGTTGAACTGTTCCTGTGTTATCGTGCTTTCTTCTCCACCGCCTGCATTAATAGCCGGTCTTGATTTAAGCCACTCTGCCTTAGCTTCTTTAACCTGTCTTTGCACTTCATTGGCAATTACAGTTGCTATAAGGCTATGGTCTGCATCTGCAACCGCCTCAATCAAAGAATCAATATCCTTTCCATCGCCTATAACTTTCTGATAAGCATTGACAGCTTTCATATGATTAAGTTCTTTGCTCATGTTCTCGAACTTTTCAGCCTGCAACTTTTCAGCTTCCGCCTTTGCTTCCGCTTCCTGTTCTTCTGCTGTCTGCTTCGAGCGAAGTTCTTTCTTGTACTTAGCTGCTTCTGAACTGGCTTTATCGGAAGCATTCTTATACTTCTCTTTTTCAGCTCTTTCACTAGCAAGCTGCGCCATAAGTTCTTCTACGCTAGGTGTCTGCTCTTCGTTCTGTGACTCATTGTTAGTTGTTGGTTCTGTTGTTGTGTTAATTACATCTGCCATAATTTCTTTACCTCTGCTTTCTGCGTTTTTTGTTGTTCTCTCAACTTCTTGCGATATTTGTATTGCCCTTTCTCTAGGACATATAAAAAGCCACAAGGCATTTCTACCCTGTGGCTCAATATCAATTTATTTATCAGTTCTGCTCTTATCTATAACTGGACTATTTTCTGTCTGGTCTGATAAGTCTTGCATTGTGCGGTCTTTGTTAGGCGATTGTTCGCCATCTCCGCCCTCTGCTTGGTTCTGTGTGTCTTTGTTAATTATGCTGTCTTGATATGCCTTAACCATTTCTCCGCTTCTTGCTACAACATCGTTAGGGTCATCAAAAAATGGAATTGCATCAACTGTATCTTTAAGACTAAATCCGTGGCTTATCAATGTCGCCATAGCGTTAACCTTAGTTGACATTTCATAAGTTTTTTGTCGCTTAATGTTAGGCTTTACATCTCTTGCCCTTAATTTAAGTAATGGATTACTGCTATTAACATTGTTTGACAGCTTAATAGCCGCAAGAACAACTTTTATCTCTTCCATTTTGCAGCCATCTGTAATCAGTTGTTGCTTTGCCGCCGCTGTTTCTGCTTGTGACCAGCCTGTTGCGTCCGACATTGCAACTCCTGTACTTCCACCGCTATTATCATTTCGTTGTGGCACATTGCATTTCTGCAAGATTATCTGTCGCCTTGATTGGATATTATTAAGCATACCTGTGTAATCGTAATTGATTGCAAGTGGCTCAACTATTGGAGTTTTGCCATCTGCTGATGTGTAGGTCTGCATCCATTCTCCAGATTTTGGCTTTCTTACTTTTTCAGTAATGCGTTGCGTTCCATCTTTATCAACTGTTGTTTCCTGTTCAACCGGGAAATCAACATCATTTGTATGCCATACTGCCTGTGTATTCTGTTCGACATCATTCGTGAAATCTGAAATGAGTAGGTTTAAGTTATCCATTTCAGATATTTGCCGTTCAAAACAGCCCATTCTATCAAATGACCTTGTATATTCAATAATAGGGATTTTATGTAATGGGTTCTCTTCCCCACTTCTCTCTAAAAATCCCCATTTTGTTTTTCCTTTTTCTGGTCCGTTAGTGATTTTTATTCCGTCGGTAATTTCATAGCGAATATCTTTTGTAAAACAGGTGTAATATCTTGTACCGTTATGTTTGTCTTTGATATAAGTACCTGCAAGAATAACCCTCTTATCGTTATAAGCTGTTGACCTTACAACAAATGTTGTTCTTGGATCTAATACATCATATGTGAAATAGCTTTCCCCATCCTCATATTCTGTATTCACATCAATAAGGACATATCCAACACCGCCGATTTCAACATATCTTGCAAGTTCCTGTTGCTTCTGCCTTGCATTCTGTGATTCGTAGCAACTGTTTAATTCTGCTATAGCTTCTGTGAGGTTAGAATCCTCATTGTCGCCGTTTTGAACTAGCGTTATAGGATTTCCCCACTTAAATCCTAAATTAAACTCTGTGACCTCGTTAGCCACATTATCACAGCATTCACAATCAATGTCTGGTCTGTAAGTCTTTGGGCTCTTCCTAACTATTGGCTGTATTCCTGCGTCATAATCAAGAAGAAACTGTATTCTGTTGGAATTAATATCATGTTCCAAAATTGCTTCACGCAAAATTGGTATTATATTGTCAGGTGTTATTTCTTTTGCGCCTGTATAAATAGCAATTCTTCCTGTCTGCATTGTCTATACCTCTAATAAAATGTCATACCGCTTGAACTTCTGTTGTCCGGTATTTCTTTAATTTGAAAATTATCATCATCGTTAGGCACATACCATATCCATTTGTGGCAATGCTTGCACGCTAATTTATGTGTTCTTGTGTCTTTGCTGTCTGCCTTAGTCAAAAACTTATGGCAGTTTGGACACATAATTGATTTATCTTTATTCATATAAAAATTCATATTTCCACCTCATTGCATAACAAAAAACACCGCTACAATTAAGTAACGGTGCCTCTGATAAGAAATATATTTATGAAAAACAGCTCTGTAATTTCTTACAGATACAGTATATCATTAGCGCAATATGACATTCTATGACATCTTTAAATATGTGTTGCCATATTTTTCTTCAAATGCCTTAAGAGCTTTTCCATGAAGTCTAATAATTTGTCTCCATGAATATTTCATTTCTGTAGCGATAACCTCGAAAGTTTTCTTTTCAATATATCTTGAAAACAGAATATTATAATAATCTTCATTCTCTATGCTGTCTATTTGCCCTATAATCAAGTTTTTCTTTTCAATATATTCATCTATCATATTATCAAGATTGCGCTCCATTTCGTCAATTTTAGCGTATGTAGAGCCTATTTTATCTGGGTCGGATGATGATATTACCTTTTCTTCGTTTCCAATCGCCGATATGCTGCAAGAAAGTTCTCTAAGCTGTGTTATTTCTGTTAGCTTATTGTTTATCATTCTGTTAAGTCTGCTTATTTGATTCAAATGGTCCTTAGTTGTCATATAAACCCTCCTCTTATATCGGACTTGACATTATTACTGTTTGTGTTGCCTTTTTATCTATTACTATTGCAAGCTGTGTTATCGAATCGCTTGCATCATCGTGTGGATTTTTACCCTCTGATGTATACATTGTAAATTCATCCATAGCATCTTGATACATCTGTGTTCTTATGTAAGTTGGTCTATCATCTATTGCAAGATACTGCCTACTCATAAGGAAAATAAAAGTTTCTTTTACTCTGTCAGAATATCCTTTGATTTTTTCCTCTTTAGGTAGTTTGGTATTTGCGTAATATGGAATAATTCTGCAAAAATATACATTCTGCTTTTTCATTTCAGCTTTTATACTGTCCGTTATTAGCTTCCCACCAGCATTTTGTTCAATGTGCAATTCTGTTATGTAATGTTTCTTGATAGCTGCTACAACCAATGGAACTGTAACCGCCTGTGTGCCTTTTTTATATACCCAATCAATAATATATTTCTGCTTTCCGCCAAAATCAGCACATACCGGCATTGATAAATTATCAGCTCCGCCAAAAGCCGGGTCACACAATGCAATTACTTTCCGTTCTTTGTTTTCCAGCTCCTGGTTAAAGTCTCCATTGAAAAATCTCAATTCATTGTCTGGGAATAGTAATCCCTCACGAACATAAGGTTTTTGCATAAACTTAGCCATCCATTCAGCCTTGTCAAGTTTTTCTCTCATATCCCTGTAATATGCTGTTGAAAAGCCGTTTATTTCATAATCAAAGTTACTTTCATCGTTTTCATCAAGTGCCGGTATTCTTCTAAATCTGTATTGAGAGTCATTTTCATATTGCTTTCTCATTCGTTCCAATGGATCAAGGACATTCCATAATGTACCTACCATCAATTCTCTTGCACCATCGTTTTTTCGGTCAACCATCTTGTTTAGATACTCTTGATGGGTATTTTCCATTCGCATAGGTGACAATGAATGTTCTCTATCTCTTACCAAGTCATCTACATACAAATATCCATCTTTTGATACATCAACTGCACCAATCCAAGTTCCATCAATACCACGGCAAGTAACTGTTGCAAATCTGTCTGGATTTCCAAGGGTTATTGTAAATTCATCAGCACTTTTATCTGTTACAAGCGGTTTATTTGCGTATTCTGGATTCCAAAAATAAAATAATTCAGAAAATGTATATTCTTCCGTAGTAAATAAGTTCATAAGTTCTTTATAAAAGCCTTTTGCAAGTATTCCAGAGTGACCTCCCATAGCTGAATGGCTATTAGGTCTGCGTAATGATACCCACGCAAGAAAGAATATACAAATTGTGGACTTTCCAACTCTTGACGGCATTGATAATCCATAAAATTTAATTATTCTGTTTTCAAGGTCTTGCAAATCATTGACAACTATTTTAAGGGTGTGTCGTCTTGGAAAATAAAACCTTTTGCTATAATGTCTTTTCCGTTCCATATAAAACATAAAGCTCTCAAAATCATAATAACTTTCAGTTTTAAGAGTTTTATACCATTTGTCAATTAAAGGATATTCTTCATCGTTGTCTTGAGCATATTTTTCTAAGTCCCATATTCCAACGCCGCTATGCTCCACGCAAAACTGTTCTATAATCTCTTTACAGCGTTTTGTTAGTTGTAATCCATACTGAATATCCTTTTCAGTTTTAATTGCCACTTCTGACGCTTCTATGTATGCGTCCATAACGCTTTCATCTATTCCATTTTTCTCTATGTAATTTTCATATCCATTAACTGTGGAAATAAGGCTCTGACTAGCCATAAAGAAAAGCACCTCCACTTAAAAGCAAAGGCGCTTATAGACCTCTGCCTATAACTGTTTTAGGGTAGCGACTAACTCTATTTGTTAGCCGGTAATCAAGTAATTATAAATAGCTTTCTATACTACAGCTACAAGACTTTAATTCAAGAGAAGAACTTGTGATTCCTAATGTTTCCTCGACATATTTATCATAATTATTTATTATACCTTCTGCAAAAATCATGTGCATTTTAACGCCATATCTTTCTGCTGTTTTTCTTTCGATATAGCAGCCATTCCAATCATAGCTTTCACATATTCCAATAAACACATCAGCCTGTGCCAGCTTCTTAAGACTTTCTCCAAGATACCATACAGCTTCTTTGCTGTCTTTAGGTGGGTTATCCTCAATATAGCTGTCAATAAGCTCTAATTCTTCGCCCTCGCATATCTCCGCAATCTTTTTCATCTTCTGAATACTTGCTTTGATTTCTTCCTCTGTTCTGCCTTTCATTGGCACACTTACAAATAATTTTTTCATGTTCTATGTCTCCTTTTCTATGTTTTATCAACCTTTATCTTTCAAAGGTCAGCAACTACAATTAGTCCGTAGTCGGTAATACATGTTTACAAAATATTCATTTTCTTGAACGTAGAAAATATTTTCGGGGCTTGAATTGCAAGCCAGTCAACCATTTCCTCATTCACTGCCCACGCGTCCGAAGTGTTTGAATTTTCCGCAAGTCCGCTTTCAAATAAAAATGCATGGATTACTTCGTGTCGCATAATAGCTTTTTTATACTCTTCAAGGTTTTTCTTCATTCCTTTTTCGTTAATTATGCTTTTCATATCATCAACAACTATTGTCTTAGTTGATGTATCTGTATAGCCATCGACATCCGCAAGCTCCGGAAACGTTGCTTGAGAGCCTTGTACTACTTTATATTCTGCTCCAAGAATATCTATTTTCATCGTATTACCACAAATGAGAAACTCGTTCTGTGATGTTTTTATTCCTAACTTGGCTTCGTCTAATTCCTCTTGAAGCCTTATTATTTCTTTTTCGGTTCCCTCAATTACTTGGTGCTCCATAATCTCGCTCCTTGTTCAGTTTATTTGCATATTTTGTCATTTCAATCTGTGTTCCGTTTTCATTCATTGTGCTGACAGATACATATCTGTTACTTCCACTCATCATATCCCCAATCCGTATTTCCGTTTTATCATCATCAAACTTGTAGCACTCCCGCATTTTCTCAATGCAGTTATTCATCTCTGATATTTTCATAACTTTGCTCCTTAAATCCTTGCAACTACGTGTTCTTTTACAATTTCTTCTTTTTCCGGGTCGTAAATAACCGAGCCGTTTTTATCAGTCTTATTCTTATCAAATTCGCAAGAAACTTTTATACCATCCTTGTTACTGCATTCTGCATGATAATTAATGACACATACTTTCTTCTGCCATTTCCCATTGACATAAATCTTTGTGTAACCGCCAGCTCTTGTTTTAATGATTATTTTACTTCTTGATTTCTTCATTGCTCATAAACCTCTCAAATTCTTCCATGCATTTATAGCACAAGTCGTATGTGGTATTAAAAATGCCGTTCTTTGTAACCGAATTTCCACACAGTATTCCTTTTTTAATTTCCACACCGCACCTGTCACAAGTGTGCCATTCTTTTTGATGTTTCATTCTTCCACCTTTCTGTACGGATTAAAAAATTCTTTGTCCTGTCCGATTCCAAGATGTTCTCTCAATGCAAAATTAGTTATTCTATCTCGATTAAAAGAATTGCTAACAATATAATTTGCTAACTCCCCATCTTTCCATCTGTCCGTACTTGTCATAGAATCATAAACCTGTTTATATTCTCCGGTCAGCTTGCCAAATTCAAACCATCCCAAGTCAAATGTTACTCCGTAATCATAAAATCCCCTGTCAGACCACTTTCTGACATAGTACATTAATTGCTTGTACGAAAATCCAAGCCTTTCAAAAATATTTCCAATAGTTCTTATGCTCAATTCGCGGTCGCTCGAACGCAATTTTCTTTTCTGCTCATTCACGCAAGCCCTAAAAAATATTTCTTCTAATGGTTTCACTGTTATACCTCGTACATTTTCTTGATAATTTTCATAAAATCGTTTTTGTCAATAACTTCTGTGTCTGGATGTATTTCATGCAAAATGTTCTCTGTCGCATAATCTGCCTTGTCATATGCTGCAAACGGAATCCTTGAATAGTCAAGGTCAAGGATAAGGCATGAGCACCGCTTGTATGGCAAGCAATTATTTGAAAACAAAGGTGCACATATCAAAGTAAATTTATCGGTTTCAAATTCCATATACTTGTCTTTGCGCTTATATGGAATCCCTATGCCTTTAAGAATGTTTTCAAGCAACTGTTCAAAATAATATGCTTCTTTTATATGAATTGAAGTATATGTATATATTGGTTTAGTCATTCTTCCACCAGCTTTCTGCCGCAGATAGGGCAATAAGATATTTTCATCACCATTTCAACATTCATATCTTTACTGCTACACACCGCAAAGGACGGACATTTATTCAAGTCGCATGTAATTACAGGTTTATTTGACAACTTATCAATCTTAAATTTGCCATAATGTGTTATGACAGGAAATTTTTCCTCGCAAAATTTACACATATTACACCTCAATCCCATATTCTTTGAAATAGTTTCCAATATCTTTTGGTATCTCAACACCTAGTTCTTTTGCCCTTTTAATGCATTTGTCTTGTGGATAAATAATATGTGTTTTTGTATCTCCACAAGTTGTACAGTCTATCCCAGAACTATATTTTGCACATTCTTCTCTGTATTCGCATATATCGCATTCGGTATTTTTCTCTTTATATTTTCGAGGCCTGTATTTTTTAAAATCCTTACACTCGCAGTCAAGTGATGTATTATTCCCTTTTTGGCATTCATAAACCGGATATTCTTCTCCTGTTTCTTCATCAAAATCAAAATCTTCATCACAATATTTGCAAATTGAGCAATCTTTCATATCGCACCTCAAATTTTCGTAAATATATCCAAATCATAGTTATCTCTGATATAGTCAACAACTTCCTGTAATTTGCTTTTCACAAATTCATCATTGGCAATATCTGGGTGTGCGTAAAACATACAACTGTCTTTCTTGCCGTCTACTTTATATTTACGATAGTTAAATGTCATCATAAACAATGGTATTCTTGTTAAATTCTTTGTCTTGTGTCTTATCCAGTGATTAGCAATTCTCTTAATCATCATTCTTTCCCCATAAATTATCTGGTAATTCCTCGCCGCCATAAATCTTGTTAGCGTATTTCTTAAATGTCGGTACGCTACAACCTGCTACTTTTGCCGCCTTTATCTGTGAAGTCTGCCCCGATATGTATAGGTTAATTGCTTCATAAAACTTATCTTTGTTTAGTGGGTGTACGCCTGCTGCCATAATAATCACTCCTTACAATTCTTTGCTTTCACACCAGCTACTTTTACAAGCGTGGTTCATAATGTTAATTAAAACCTTTTCAGAAGAAAAGTGAACTAAGCTGTAATCACATTGTGCTGAAAACTTTGTGTTGAAATATTCATCAACCAACATCTTGTAGTCTGTATTATCGTCCATATCACTTATAGCCGCATAATAGGTATCTGTATATCCGTCACGCTCTATGTCAGTTTCTTTTGTTAAATTATCTACTACTCTTGATAAAACCTTATCTGTTAATGGGTAGTGATATTCTCCAGTACATTCTCCGTGTTTATCTAAAAAGTATTTAAAGAATGCTTCTACATTTTCTTTAAGTGTTTTATCATTAGTCCAATCATAAGCTATCTTGCCAGCTCTACTTATCATTCTTTCTTCGGCAACTTCCCAATCACTTTGAGAGTATTCGCTTATCGGCTTAAACTCTTTTGCTTTTTTATCTTTGGGTAAAAAAGAATTGCATTGTTCTCTGTTAAGAGAATTACTTTTAGTATTTAATTCATTAGTATTTTGTATATTAATATTTAATTCATCAGTACTTAATTCATTAGTATTTAATTGTCCGTGGTTTTCTACCTGTTGGTGTTCAACCCCTAGATTTTCTGTATCTTGTTTTTCTATTTTCTGTTTATATGGTTCTTCGTAAACCTCGTAAGTGTACTTTATTCTTCCACCATTGTTTTTTGTTGGGTTTTCTTTGGTAACCACAACATAATTATTATCCTTTAACTCGTTTAAAGCCGATTTAACGGCTGTTTCATTCTCTTTGCTTATTGTAACTAACCCAACTATTGAATAATCCCAATTATCGGGCAATGAAAGCATTACAGACAATAATCCTTTTGCTTTCAAGCTTAAGTTCTTATCTCTTAAATGAGTATTACTCATAACTGTGTAATTTTTTGTTTTATGCACTCTAATTGTTGCCATAATCGAATACCTCCGCTTGATATTATTTATGCATGCCTGTGATACATACTCCGCTTAATTGATAAAAACAACAAACAGGCACAGCGGAAGTGCTTTTCGGTAGCTAACCTAGTTTGTTGTAATCGGATAGACAGGACTTGAACCTGTGACTACTTGAATAAATCAAGCGTTACTCCCAACTGAACTACTATCCGTTGTACAGTTTCTTGTGTTGGAAAGTATTTATGGCACTTCATTACGCTATTTGCCGTCCTGTTCGCAAATCAACCAACGCAAACATTTTAATTATTTCAGCAGGGACTACTGCAACGCCTGCTTATTCGGGAATGACCCAACCACTTGATGTGGTGTGGATTTGAACCACACATGAGATTCCGTCAGTTAGTCTGCACCTACAAATAGGGATAGATGGATTTTTATTTTCTAACGGATTTATAGGTGTGATTGCTTACAGCTATTTACCAGACTTGTTCTAGCAATCCTTGTCGCACACCTTTCTCTTAACCACCAGTTAGCGTTTACCCATTCCGCCACACATCAACTCACATACGGGTTGGTTTTAGGATAATACAGGTAACCAACAACTATATTTCCATTTCACTTGTATGTGAGAGCGCCGACATCGTGAATCGAACACGAACAACATTTCTGTTGGATAGCTTAGCAAGCTACTGGAATACCTTTATCCCATATCGGCAAATACCGCCTGTAACGGCTATCAAGGGAAAATGCAATAATATTTGGGGGGATATTGAGAAGAACCTTGATAAGTTGATTTTCGCACCTCTGTATGAGGTAAGCCTTTCCGAGTGGTCTTGCACCACCCTTAACTGGATCTCCAAGAAAGTACATGAAAGGAGGATTACCTTAAAATGCAAAACATGGTAGTCTACGATAAAAGTAAGACAAACTACACCAGTCGGATTCGAACCGACGCATACAGAGGTCAAAGCTCTGTGCCTTACCGCTTGGCTATGGTGCATTGATGTGATTATTCTGACAATTCTATGTACTTGTCAATGTACCACTTGGCTTTTTTAATATCCTCTAAGCCATTCTTGTTGCCAGTGCGGTAGTTATACTTAAAAGCATTAAGCAAGCAGAATGTTTTAACAGCTTCAACACCGAATATCTCAAGCATAACATCTATGCACTCATATTTACCGGTTGCGTAGTGACTTGGATGGTTAACATTGTCATTTACCGGCTTTTCATTGATGCTAGGTGCAACGTCTTTGAGTGGAGTAAAATTATCTTCCTCGCCACCATTATTAACGCAGCTTTTACATGGCTCTGTGCTAAATAGCAATGATTTGTTTGTGCAATCAACACAATATCCACTAATTTGAATGTTATTCATTAAACATCACCTGCCTGTCTGTGATTAGCTTTGTAAGTATCAAATCCCTCTGGATATCTTACTTTCAGCTTATCAATGTTAATCTGCATGATTTCATCAAGGTTCCAACCGAAGGATTCACAAAGCATTGCAAGATACCAACAAATATCGCCAGCTTCTTTCTTTGCGTGGTCAATATCAAGCTGTTTCTCGTGGAAAATCCATTTCTTGAGCATATCGTTAAGTTCTCCAACTTCGCCGGATAAACCTAATGCAGCATTAAGGGCACCACCTAATTCAATCTCTGGCGTATCTCCACAATGATTGCCAATCTTTAAATCGTTAATCTTGTTCAGAAGCCTATCTGTAGACTTTTTATCGTTAGTACGCATAGCCAAAGCCTGATACTCTGCTCCCTGCATTTCTAACTCCTAACCTTTTTTATTTTTTAAAATTTTTTGGAATTTACTCGGCTGAATTAGCCGTTTTCTGATGTGTTTATTGAATATCTTGTGAATAATTAAGATGTGTCTATTATACACCTATCTATCAGATTTGTACAGTAGATTTATTGATTATATTATATGGGTTATTATCAAAGCTATATATTAATAAATATAATGGTTATTGTATATAGTTTAATAAATTATTATTGGTTGGTTATGTATATATAAATATATATAATAAGCCTTTTTATTTTTGAGAATATTTGAGCGACTTAGTTAGGTGTGCAATGCGTGTATATATAACCCCCACGCCCTGCGTTTGTATATCTTGCACAATGAAATCAGCCAGAGCGGAGTCATTGCGCAATAAATAATTATCACGCAATCGCTGTCAATCCGCTTGTTTACTGGCTTTATCGTACTTTTATCGTTCAAATGTTCTGTTTTATCACTTCGCTAAAGTCTAATTTAGCGAAATGCTGTTATCGTGAGTCAAACAGCTAGAACCCGCTTGTTTACTGGCTTTGTGGGATTTCTTGTACATCTTGCACAATGAAATCTTGTTGTGCAATTTGACGAATATTAGAGCCTTGAGCGTTTCCAGATGGTCCGAGCTGCGGAAGGTCTGCGGCTGTTTTAATGACCTTTGTGGCGCTTTCTCTGCTAACACCGGGCAAGTTCCAAGCAAAATGTCTGTTAAGTATTGCAAGAATTCCGACCGGATTTTTGTTGCCAGTTGCAAGCTTATTAGATAAACTTTCTTCACGAAAAACCCGCAGTTTTTGCGCGATGTCACAACTTTTTGTACTTAGCTTTTTCTCTTTCGTTCCCCAGTCGTATATAGTATCTCTATTAATTCCAGTTAATAAACTAAAACCTATAATACTACATTCTTTATCATATACAGCACATAAATAATAATATATATATAATATATACTCTACTTTATCATAATCATACATATTAAAATTATTATCCATAATACAATTTGTATTATTTTTATTAATATTCTTATTTAATTTTAATATACTTTTATCACTAAAAACATATTTATTTATATACATAAGAGCGGCGTTCCATCTGCTCTGTGGTTCTTTGGTCATATCTTCGATGTTATGCTCTTCACAAAATTTTGTCAGATATAATTCTATGTCATTCTGGAATATCTCCGGCGTGTCTGGTGCTTCTTGTACTTTCTCCATATATTCCCCTTTCTGCTGGAGCTTATCCAGCTAACTGATATTATATATATTAATAACATAAAAATAACCCGATAACAATATTAACATTATCGGGTGTAAATCTTATATTTAATTATTAGCAATATAATAACACAATAAATATAATTAATCAATAGGCATTAAAAAAGCGATGTATAACAGATATACATCGCTTTAATATTATAACATGTTTTTAATAACTCTTATTTCAAGCTCTTCTGGGGCAATGTCTCCAGATTCTATCTGTTCAAGCTGTTCATCTGTTGCTTCAATTTCAAACGCCTTGAAACTGTCCGCCGTGCCTGATTTAAATCCTTTCTGTTCTCTTTCTGTGAGCCTGTCCCACTCTTTATCAAGATATTTTTTGGCTTCTTCTGCTGTGTTATGTCTTAATACTTCACCAATCATTCCCTCGTTGTATATGCTCGTGTAATATGCTTTCATATCGCCCACCTTTTAACCTTTCTTAATTGTTTTCCTTTTCACATTCAAACCCAAATAAAATATCATTTGCCAGCTCTTCGCTGACTTCTTCCTCTGTGATTGGCTTTCTGTTCTTTGCTCCAATTATTTCATCAAGACTTGCGTCTATATCAGCAAATGCCTTTTCTCTGCTAAATCCAAGCTCAACAGCCTTGCTTAATAATTCGATTGTTCTCATCCTTTCCACCTTTCCAGCCTTTGTGGCTGCCCTTTCTTAATTTCTGTCATTATAATAGCACTGATATTAGTGTCTGCCAATAGGCTTATTTAAAAATATTTTATTTTTTCCTCGTCCGTTGGTGTTACCTCTATAATATCCGACGGCTGGCACTTTAATATAATACATAATGTATTAATTGTGTCCGTTGTTATGCCTTTTCCCTGTCTTATATTCTGTAGTGTCGCTTGACTAATTATCTTGTCTTTGCGCATTTTTGTACTTGTATATCCTCTGTTAGATAATTCCTTAAGCACATCTATTTTATATCTCCACATCTGTTTTGCTCCTTTCTCATAAGGTTACAAACATTGTATATTTTTTATGTTTAAAAGTCAATCAAAATATCGTATAAAATCTCTAATTTTGGTGTTGACAAGCACTAATATTAGTGTTATTATAATCTTGCAAATAAAAAAGGCGGTTGCCACTCTACCAAAGTTTACAACCGCCACCAATCAAAAAAGAAAGGTAGCTATATTATAGCACAGGTAAAAAGAAATGAGAAGAACAAACAGCAAGGAAGCAATGGAAGCAATTAAGAAAGCAATTATTGAGAGTTACGAAGCAGCTGAAGAGTATTACACATATGACGGCAAGGAAGCAAAGACAGATTATAACGATATTTGCAAGGACATTTTGACAGCTTTTGAAAATGAAAAGGTTAAGCACGATTGCCAATATAAAGCCGGAAGGATTAGCAAATATTCTTTATTTTGCGATTGGATGGCAGGACTTCCAACAGCTTTTCCTGTTTCTGATGATATTTTCCTTGGCTCTGCCGTTGATTGGCTCGCCGATATTTTAGACGAGACAGAAGAGGAAAAGGTAAGATATACAGATGATAAAGCAGAAGCAACAGCATGTAATCTACTTTATAGAGAGCTTACAAAGCACGCAGAAAAAGCAAATAATTAATAATTAGCAAGGTTGGCGCTTCCGGGGTTCGATTCCCCGGCTTGCTTTACCGGAATGACCGGGAAATTTTAAAATATGGAGGTCTGCAATATGACAATATGCGAAAAATTAGACACTTTAACAGCCGGAGAAATCCGCGGAAATTTAGAAAAATTCATATTTATCTATGGGGAAAATGCAGTTAAAATCTTAGAACTCGAAAAAATAGAAGATTTTTCTTTCTGGGATAATGGACAAAGCGTAATTATATACACAGGTTCGCAGGCTGTTTTTGATTGTAACTATGATATTTTTTATGGCTTAAAAAGGCTTACAACTTGTTATAATAAAAGCGGTCTATTTTATGAATTTAACAATTAATAACTTGATTAAGGGCGTACAATCTGCGCCCTTTTTGTCTTGCTGTGGTTTGACTGGTTCGATTCCAGCCGCAAGCATTAAGCATATATTTTTATATGCTTTTCTTTGCGTACCTTGAAAAATTAATACAACAATGCTATGCTTATATATAAGGCTTTTAGGTGTACAAGTGTACCCAATTGGGGCGGCGTGCGTTCTGGAAAATCCGCCAAAACTGGCGACAGCTTCCACAACTTGTAAGGGCATATTATACCCATTTTATACAACGCTGTTAAAGACGTTTTAAGGCTGTTTTATTTTGTAGGCTTATAAATCTACACAAGCGTAATAAAACCGCCGTACAAGGCAAATCACAAAGCCACAAAGCCAAAATTGTAAGCCGCACCTATAACCGCAAAGAATCAGCCATACACTTTAGTGTGTTAAAGCTATAAAGTTTTTTATCAATTTTTCAAGGCAAATCTGAACAAAATTGAGGTCAAATTTGGAGAAAATCCTATTTCGGTTTTTCGTGTGGGAATTACATACCCACCCCGGTATCAAAATTTTTAACTCGAATTTTTACATAGGGACGTTTCTTTATTTTTCATATAGTCATAGGTATATAGGGGCGTACTGAAAAAATTGACTGCAAATCTGACAGAAATTTTCAAATTTTTTATTTCCAAAATCTCAAGTTTATTTTGCATGGGTGGCGGGTACTTTTAAGGTTAGCATAAAAATAGCACCGATTATTCGGTGCTTTTCTTTATATCTTCGATTGCATCTTTTATACTCATATGATTATTATTTATTCTTCCATATAATTTACCATATGAAATATTTTCCATTCTTGAAATTTGAGCCAATATAAGTGTTTGCCCTTTCCATTCATATTTTTTATTTCTTCGCTTATTTATTGCTTGTTCTTGAATAGTAACCCATCTGCAATTTTCAGGACAATAACCTTTATCGTTATCTATTCTGTCTAATGAAAGACCATGCTTATATCCGTTTCTCATAGACCAAGCGATAAAATTTTTAACACCATCCTTTCCTCTCCATTCAAAGCAAACATCTATTCCTCTTGCTCCGTAATAAGGATAACTTATATTTTTTTCATCATAACATCTTTCCATCATATTCTTGTGTTTTCTGTATAATGGACTATCAGTATATCTTTCAATTCCAAGCTCTTTTTTGATTGCTTTGTTTTGTCTTATGTTTCTATATAGTTTTTGGTGTGCGCTGTTTTGGTCTTTGCAATTTTTATTTCCCAATACACAATTCTCTGGGCAATAATCCTTTGTACTATCAATTCTGTTAAGTCTTAGACCTTTTGTATATCCATTTTCATTACACCACTTTCTAAAATTATCTCTATCATGCCATTCTTCACATACTTTTATCCCCTTAGCTCCGTAACTTTTAAATGCTATACTTTGGGGGTTATAACATCTTCTCATCATTTCGTAATGCAGTCCACCTATACTGTTTAAGTCAGCCATATAAGCACCACCTTTCTAATGATTATAGATATATTATATCATACTTTATAAAGTATTGCAACATACTTTTGCAAGTAGTATAATCAAAAGCAAAAAGGAGTTTATATTTACATGGCAAAATCAAAAACGTCATCAGAAGTAAAAAATCGTTGGAATGAGAAAAACTATGATAGAATTACAGTAATGGCACCCAAGGGCAAAAAGGAAGTCTGGTCTAAGATTGCTAAAGAAAAAGGATTCAAAGGATTAAGTGGATATATTATTGACTGCGTAGAAAAAGCTGGTGAATAATTATTTTGCCAGCTTACAACATTTTTCTGTATAAATCAATGCCTTGCTTGCATACCGACATTGACTAAGCTCATATATCAACATTTCCTTAGTCATAGTCGGATTAGTTCTTTGAATTATCTTTAACAGCTCATCAATACTCATTATCCTACTCTCCTAACTGCTCCAAGTATCATGTCAACAATGCCGAATACTTCATCTCCATAAGTCGCTACAAAATCACATAATATTTCTTCCTGCTCTATTGGCAAATACACATCATAGGACATACAGATTGCGTGGCATACTTCGTGTATAATCACTTTGCGTTGCATAAATCCGCGCAAGGCATTTGACAGATAAATTGTATGTGTATTTCTATCGGTTACACCCAGCACAGAAACGTTGTCTGACCGCTTTAATTCGCCCGAATTTGAATTTTTATATTGTACTTGCCACATTGTGCCATTAATGCTAAAAATCATCTGTACGCTCCTTTCTGAATAAAACAGGCTATGAATATTGCTACTCATAGCCCTTAAATTTACAGCTTAGAAACAAGTGTACTAAGTTTGGTACGCATAAGATTGCGTTCCTCTGCCGTCATATCGCCGATAAGCTGTGTAATATCGCCGCCAAGCTCCTTAATATATCCGTCAAGCGCTTTCATCTTATGTTCCTTGTCCTCTGGTGTGTTATTCTTGTGTATTTCCTTAGTTTCTGTGTAGTTTCTCTTTGCTCTGTCGTAATTACTTTCAGACATTGGCTCTGTATAATACATCTTGCCATAATCTCTATCCATATCTCTCATATGCTCTGATTCTGGGTACATGTGCATATAAGGCGGTTCTTCATATCCTCTGCGGTATGTTCCTTTGCCTTTTGGGGCGAATCTGCCATTTGCATAGCGGTAATGGTCATAGTATCTTCTGTCCGGATAATCTTCGTACTGTTCAAGCATACGCATAATATCCTCGTTATCTTCTGACTTTTCCATAGCTTCAACAATTCTGTAATCTTTGTCAAAGCAAGCTATGTTCTTCGCTATTTCTGTAAAATCCTTTAAATCATCAAGGTTCTGTCCTTCAAAGCTATCTAATCCGATTGCTTCAACCTTAGCCTTGACACATTCCATAATCTGTTTAGCCCATTTATGCATAATATCAAGCCTCCCTTACTGCAATCAAATTACTATTCTGAACTTCAATAGCCTGTGCTGATGTATTCTGCACCGCTACAGTACTGCAACAGCCACAAGGTACATCAATATATGCCTGTGCTGATACATTAAAGAAATTCTCAACTGCTGCCGGTGTTACAATCATTCGTGTTGACTGTAAAGGCTCTCCGTCTACTGCAATAGCAAGTGAGATAGCTTCAACTGTACCGCCTGTCGGTATCTGAATATTGCCGCTATAAGATACTAAAAATCTAGCCTTGCACTGATTAGTGATACCTCTTAACTTGATAATTCCGCTTCCCTGTCTGTGGACTATACATTTGCTACCACATACCGGTGTTTCTGTAAATGCCACATCTTCTCCGGCGGCAACTGTTTGTAATGCAATTCCTGTTATTTCCATCATTTTTACCTCTCTTTCAATAAAATAAGGGCAAACATTATAGCCTGCCCTTTATCTTTCCGACATTTATGCCGGTAACATCAAGTAATACTGCTTAGCAGACATAATCGAGTTAAACTCAATTAAGATACTCAATTATTAAGTTTTAGCATCCGCAACCTGTATTGCAACCGCAACCATATGCATAAGCATTTGGGTTAGGTACGACATATGCCGGGATAGCGGACGGATTTACTGCATTGATAATCTGCTGTGTCTGAGCTGCCATCTGAGTTGTAAGTAGTGCGCTCTGACGATCCTGTGAAGCAGCTCTGCGTAAATCGTTGTTCTCTGCTGTAAGTGTTGCTATCTTATCCTGGCATAAGTAGTCAAGAATTGCTCTAGTACCTGCATTCTGGCTATCAATAATGTCTCTTGTGTTGCTATTCATGGTGTTCTGCAAAGCACAAGTGTTAGTTGCCATGTTGTAGTTTATGCCCTGGATGGCTTCTCTCGTCTCGCAGCAGCAGTTAGCAAGCTGTGCCTGTAAAGCGTTTGTATTCTGCATATTAGCGACTGTATCAGCGTTAATAGCCTGCTGGATGCCATAACCGGTCTGCATGACATTTGTGTTAATACCATTGAAACCTGTGAGCATACTGTTGTTCATGGCATAAAAGCCGTCACATAAGCCGTTAGAAATGCCATCTAACTTGCTGATAACTGCTGAATTATCAAATCCTCTCTGAATATCAGCCTGTGTAGCTGCTGTCGCAACATAGCCACCGCCATTGTTGCCACCAAAACCGCCAAATCCACCATTGCCCCATCCAAAGAGTAATGCAAATACAACGATTATCCAAAGCCATCCACCATCAGCCCATCCGCCGTTATTGCCGTTGCCGTCAATATTAGCGACTAATGGTATGCTGGCACAATTTGAGTTTGAAAACATATTGTTACCTCCTAAAAATATATTCATAAAGATGTCACCTAGGTAGTTTGCAAAGACATCTAATATGCTACTAATTACCAAATCTGCTTTTTATCTGATTAAATACATCATCTGCATTTAACCCCTTTTCTTTGCATAAATTTCTAGCCATCTGCTCTATGCCTTGCATATTGCCCTGCTGTGCCATCTGCATAGTGTTTTTCATCATAGGATTGCTCATAATCTGATTATTTCCCATCATCCGCTGTATGAACTGTTGCGGACCAGCTTTCATCATCTGAAAAATGTTAATTGGGTTCATTCTTCATCACCGCCCTTGCTTTGAGTTCTTGAAGTTTTTCTTTGTGTTCCTAAAGATTTATCAAATCTATCTTCCAACTGTCCTATTTTCTCTGATAGTTCTTCAAACTTATTCAGAAATAGCTGTGTGCTTTCGTCTGATAGGGTAAATTTAGCGTTTTCTATGTCAGCTGTCGGATTGCCAGCATTGCTTCCGCCTGGTTCTGTATAAGGCTTATATACAATCGTATTAATAGTTCCGTTAGCATTCCAACCCTTGACATAAATCTCCGACATATCCTGTTTTGGGAAAAATGCCATTGAGCCATCCATAGGCACTTCATTTGCATTAATATTTTCAACTGTCTGTACTATTCTTCCGTTAATGCCTGCTATCTGCTGGGGCATAGCCTGTTGATTTGCTAAGGACATTTGTGTCCCTGCCACTGGCTGTTGCAAGCTCTGCTGATAATTTTGCAAAAAGTTCATTCTATCCATATATGGATTTTGAGATTGCATATAAGAATTATTCATCATAGGTGTTGTCTGATAAGGATTGTTTATCATCTTTTACCTCCTCCAAGACTTCTTCAATTGCGTGGATAGCGAGAGATAATGTCACTAAGTCAAGTTTTTGCAGTTCTTCTTTACTTAAGATTTTTTCTCTAACTTCATCAGAAAACATTCGCACTACCTCTCTTTCTGATTATATTTTGACATAAAAAAAGACGGACTAACCGCCATATAAAAGCCAGTTATCCGCCAAAAATAAGCAAAAAAAATAACGCCATTACGGCGTTTGCTAAACTTCTATGATTACTTTCTTGATTACCTCTTTATTTCCTTACAAAAAGACGATGTTCAAAAAATCTCCTTTCATTCAGTGTTTATGCGGGTTTGCAGTGTTTCTTCTCCTTGAAAAAATAGCAGGGGATGAGAGAATCGAACTGCATTGACTACTCCCTTATTTCGCTCTATTACAGGGCTTCTGGCTTTGTGCCTTGATTACTTTGATTACTTTGTAATCAAAATCCTAATAATTGATAGCATTATTAACTTGCTCAATCTTAGTCCTATCAGTCTTATTACTGTAAATGTAATATTTTCTTGTTGTCTCAATGCTTGTATGCCCCATCATTTCTGTTATAACAGTGTCACTCACGCAATTATCATACAACGCAACACTGTATGCCCGGCGGACTTTGTGCGTGGAACGATAATTAATATCCAGTGCCTTACATATCTTATGCAACTTTCTGTTAAATGCTTGTTCCTTTATACGCTCTCCCTTTTCTTCAAACATATAAGTTCCAAAAGGATTTAATCTACGAATTGCCTTAACAGTATTTACAGCTTTGTCTGGAATAATTATATCTCTTAATCCTGCGTCAGATTTAGGATAGTCGCTTACTATCTTAGCCCATTTCCCATTTTCATCTCTGACCTTAATTTCTGTTCTTTGTATAGAAATATAATGTTTAATAGTTCCATCTTTCAGTACAGTGTTGTGAATATCAGAAAACTTAAGTGATGATAACTCGCCAGCTCTCATTCCGCACTCAAACATAAGCAATAATCCCAAGCTCCTTATATCATATCGTTGCCATAGATATTCTGTGATTCTTGGAATTTCATCCTCGAAATACACTTGTTCCTCTTTCTTTTTCACATTTTTAGTAAAAGCTCTGCGTGATAAATCCAAGTCTCCCATAAATTGTGTGATACTTAGATTGGTATACCCCTTTTTCTTGGCATATTTAAAAATGCCATTAATAAGGATTCGCATATCAGAATATGCTTTTTGCGTAAGTTTACATTCGACAATAACAGTCTTAATAAAGCATTCTAAGCCATCTTCTGTAATGTACTTGATTTTCTTATCTGCCATGTGATATGCTTCATTAGTGAAAAATCTGGCGAAGTTATCATTATACTTATCATATGATTGCTTCTTGATTTCGTGATATTCAAGTTTTTGGTCTACCCATTCCTTGAATACAGTCTTAACTAAAGGTTCATTAGCGAGTTTCTTGTAGTGTTCCACAATTCCATCTTCAAGAGACTCTTGCGTTGAACGCTTTAGCAGCTTTCTGCCGCTTGATGTGCTTTCGTCTGGCAAGTATGTATACCACTTCTTATCCTTTCCTTGCCAGATTTCATTATTGTGTGCTTTTAAATATTTTTTCCTTTCGTTCATTTCAATTTGTTTTTGAACATCGTCACGAGAGATAATACCATTCTCCAGTACATAATTCAACAACTCTTTGTCTGTTAATTCCAATCACAGCACACCCTTTCAATTTTATTTTTAATGTTTCTTATTCTCCTTTCAAGAGTTCTTTGCGATACGCATAATCGTGCAACTATCTCTTTTTGTGTAAAATTCCGAGAAAGAAGTCTGAATATTCTCTCTTCTTCCTCGGTAAAATTGGCATTTTCCAATATCTTTTCAAGTTCCGGCTTAGTAAGTTCCGAAAACTTCATAAGCCATACTCCTTAATATTTAATTTTTATTTTTGTCTCTTCTTCTAACTGTTCAATAAGTTCTTTCGGATCTATAAGCCCTGCATTGAAACCCTCGTTGAATTTATCAATCTCATCAATAAGCCGTTCTAGTCGCTTATTTCCAAATCCGAATTTATCATGTAGGACCCATAATAGAATTGTTAAGGCATTGCCAAACATTTCTTTATTTTCTTTATTCTTCTGCCTATTTAATTGAACTCTCATCATTTGTTCTTGAAATCTTCGTTGTTCCGACTTGCTCATTTAACATAGCCTCTCTTTTCTTTTTCTCCCGATATCTTTTGCAGTATATGGCATTTTTACCGGTTTCAATCCTTTTAGCTTCTATTCTTTTTTGTGCAGCTTTGCCTTTTTCTGATTGCTTATACCTTTTTTGTGCAGCCTTGCCTTTTTCAGTCTGAAAATATTTCTTTTGACTAATTTTATGTTCTTCCGACTGATTATATCGTCTGCGTCTAGCTTTGCCTTTTTCGCTCTGTTCATACATTCTGTCATATATAGCCTTTGCTCTTTGCTTAGGTTCTAATTGCTCTAATTTATTTCTAAAAGCAATTTCTTTATCTAGTTTATTCTGCTGAACTATATCCGGCTGTTCAAGCGTATTGTATAAACAATCATCTAAAGCACAATTAAAGCAATCAGGATAAATACAGTTTTTAGGTTTCATACTGTTACCTCATGGCGTTTATTCTTTCTTGAATATCTTGAGGTGCTTCAATATATTCTTCTGCGCTTGTATTTTGACCGATAAGGGCATTTTCTTTAATTTGTAATGTATTTATATCTCTTTGGAATTTTTGCTCGATTTGAGCCTTATACGAATTTGCATTCGTCTTTTCGATAAGTGATTTGATATTGTCTGGCATACGATTAATTTCATTCGCACGCTTAACAACTGTTTCGTAAGTTCTTAGAAAATTTGATTGTATTACTGTTTCAATCGTCTGATAATCTGATGTCGCCCAGTTTTTAAGGTTATCTGGCATACCAACCGCTTGCCTGACAAGTGGCGGTAGCTTGTTAAATTCTTCAACCGCCCCATATGTGCCATTCCGTAACGCCTTACTAACCAACCCCCAAGCTGTCATTCCGTCAAGTTCCTGCGGTTGTGATATAGTTTGTATCTTACTCATTATCTGCCCTACATCTGGTGCAAAACCGCTAGTGTTAGTTGCAATACAAGCTCTTAATGCTTGCAAAACTAAATTTTCTGGATATTCAGCAAGCATTACATACCAAGCTTTAATAGCAATTTTTTTATCTGGCGGATTGTAGTTGGGATAATAAGCCTGTATTGTCATTAAAAGTTTGCCAACCTGTTCTTTTGTCATTCTATCGCCTCTTTCCATTCATCAAATACATTTTTCTTGCCTTGTTGCTTATTAGAATTATCTTCTTTCAGCTCAAACAATCCTTGCCAGCAATGGTCTACTGATTGATTAAGAATTTTAACAGCTAAGTCATTATCTCCACCTGACAGCTTTTCAAGGGTATTCATAGCCCTATGCAATGCCTTGTCGGTGCATATAGGTTTTTTGATTTTCTTGCGCATTGTCACATACTCGTTAAATGCTTCATCAAGCAATTCATCATTGGGATAATAACTTTTCTTTTTGGATATTACGTTAGTAATATCTTTTTCTTTTATATTCTTATCTTCTTTAATTTCTTCTGTTCTTTCATTCTTACTTTCTTTTAATATAGAGTTTGTTAATAGAATGTTATCTGTTTGTTGGTTGTTTGTTAAGTTGCTTGTTATTTGTTTGTTATCTTGCTTGTTATCCGTTTGATACAAATTGTAGTTAACCACAGTAAATATCGTGAATTTGTTTGTTGCTTTGCTTGTTATTTCGCCTGTTAATTGTAAGTGTTTTAGCGAGGTACGAATTTCCATTACAGACAAATTAGTTTCTTTTGATAATTCAGATATTGAAGAGGGGAAAGACCCTCTTTCAATTATCTTGCCTTTATAATTTCCGTCTTTCCAATAGGCGCTTATCAACATATACATAAAAAGCCTGAATGTATTAATATCACTCCACCATTCCCACTTTAAAATCTTTCTGTCAATTTTAATAAAATTGCCTGCCATAATTACCTCTTCAAGTTCTGTCACATTGTTACCTTACTAAATCGTTGATATTAACTCTGAATCCGTCAAATTCCTTGCCTTTGCTCTTGATGTAAGCTGTTGTATCAAAAAACATCAAGTTGCCGCTATTGTCGGTTGCCATACTTACACCGTTTCTTGTAAGACTGCCTTTGAGTAGGTCAAGTAAAATCTGTATTTCCTGCTTTGCTTCGTCTTTCATCACTCACTTTCCTTTCGTAAATAATCCATATATCCCATAGACTGATTAAGAACATACACCGATACAGCATTTGTAAGCCTTTCAATAAGTTCTCCGCTATCTTTATTCAAACTGTAAGCATTCCTTACAACTTCACCAATCTGCGTATATTGTGCTTTGCCTTGACTGTTTATCCAAGCTGTCAAGTCCATAACAGATTTACTCTCAATCTTTTTACTCAAAAAGTCAGTTAATTCAAACTGTCCGTCCTGTGTCATACTGTATCTCCTATAAAATCGCTTATATTCATTTGACTGTCCTTTTCAAATACAAGCATTTCATTCTTTGCACGTTCGTAAAAGTTTCTGTCAATCTCGAATCCGTATGCACTTCTGTCAAGTTCTGCGGCGGCTCTTAGCGTGCTACCGCTACCGCAACAAGGGTCAATAACAACATCTCCCTCGTCTGTAAAAATCTCAATCAGCTTTTTAAGGACTGCTACAGGCTTTTGTGCCGGATGAATTTTCGGTACATCTTTTCCGTCTTTCTCCCACATCATATATGAACCATTGTTATAGTAAGTTCTGCCCCATTCCGCTTCATTACCGCCGTCAAACCAATTAAATACCATATGTCCTGTACCTCTGATATTCTTTCCGTTTTCATCAATCTGCAAGCCATTTCTGAATTTCGGTAACTTATTTCGGTACAGTACAAGTGCATATTCCGTAGCACCTACGATACGCATATTAGCTTTAAGCACCTGTGGACTGTAATTTTTACAGAATACAAGCGGTATGTAATTAACAAATCCGTGTTTCTTTGCGGCGGCAATCAATGTTGACAACTGTTCAAATGAACAAAATACAATCATACAAGGACTGTTACTACTCCTACCCCTTGCGATAGGCTTTGTGTCCTCTTTTTTCAACATTTTTGAACAAAAATGGAAGTATTCATACAAATTAAAGTTAAAATCAGAATTGAAAGCCGCCTTTTTCGCAAGTTTGCTTTCTCCGTTTTTGTTATCGCCACCGTTGTACCACATAGGGTTACTTCCATAAAAGTTAGTTCCTACATTGTAAGGAACATCAGCAATAATAAGCTGTGCTGGCGGTATTGCATATTTCTTGTAATTCTGCATTGAATCACGATATATCTCACATTTAATCTTCTTTTTATACATTCTAAATCTACCAAAAGGAAACCTCAGTTTTATGTCGCGACAACCTATTCCTTTCTTTGATTTTTAGTTAATTGAATTTTTTATACGCTTTTTAGCTGCTTCAAATACCTTATCGTGAATGTAGGTCTTAATATCGTTATAGCAATCATCACATATTTCATTTATCACTGTCTTTTTATCAACATTTGAATAGCCTCTTTTTGCGTAATCATCAGTGTAAATATCAAAGCCATTTATTTCATAACAATCACTACAAAATTTGCCACAAACATCACATCTGTATGCTTTACTCATTCTGAATCACTCGCTTTCTTTTCTTCTAAAATTCTCGCAAGGAACATCAAGCAAGCAACCGCGCCGCTCAATTTCTGTTGTTCCCCAATATGCCTTGTACCTGTAAGAGTTTTCGCATTTAAAGCAGAAATCCTTGCCATTATTCAGCTTGCAACTTGTCTTTTTATGCTCTAACTTTTTCCCAAGACTGTCATTTATCCTTTTGAGTTCCTCGACCTTTTTCTGTGATTTCTCAAAAATCTTCAATGAGTTTGTTGTATTTCTTCTTGCTTAAAATCTTCATTCTGAACCACCCACTTTCAATAAATCCATAAATTTCTCATACTATTTCTGCGACACCTTATTATTAGCCTTATCGTCTCTAATTTCGATTTTAAGGTGCTTTTCTGCGATAGAAGATAATTCTCTCGCTAACACCTTTTTGCCTTGCTGTATGCCCTGCATATAGCCTTTAGGTGCTTTTCTCTCGCCTATTGAGCCACTAGCACGATTTTCTCCTTGTCCACCTAAACTGACATTTCTAAGCTGATAGCCTTTATCGGCATATAGTTTGATGTAATACTTCTCTTTCTCGTCAAGCTGGCTTTCGGGAAAATTCAGAAATTCAACTCGCCAACCATAAGGATTTTTCTCTTTGTCATATAGCTTATGTTTGCGTAGACTAAGGTCTATGTGCTGTTCATAACCTACAAGGTGGCTCGCCAATCTGCTAAGTGTATGTACCGCCTGTCCGACATACGCATACTTAAATCCGTTTTCATCTTCTCGGAGTAGAAAATATATTCCACTTTTGTCATTCAGTTTTGGATTCAGCTTCAATAGTCGCTTTTTATTTTCCTGCTCTATTGCCTTGGCTCTCGCTATGTTCTGATAACTCAAGAATTGCCACCTGCCTTTAAAATCTTTGCAATGGAATCAAGTTCATGTTCTTCCTGGATAGTAAAAGCGTGTTTTTCTTTAACAGCCTTAACTGTATCGTCAATAGCCTTGTTGTAAGCTCTTTGACATCTGGGGCAATATTTAGCGTGCAATCTTTTGGAAACAGTTCTATCATTGAACTCAGCGCCGCAATTATCACATTCTCTTACAACGACTGTATTCTTGCTCATTTTCTACTCCTTCCGCATAAACCTTTGCATTATATGATTCTTAATCGCTGATTCTCCCGCATCTGACCGGATATGTTCTCTATCTACAGATGCAGCACCGGACTTTACTATCTCTATCGCCTTTTCAAGGGGGATAAGATAATTATTGCTGTTGCTACTTCCATACAATCTTACAGAAGAGTCTGTTTTCAACCGCTCTACAACCTTATCAATATCATAGGTGATTGGATAATTGCGCAATGCATAAATTACATCTTGCATATCTTCCGCATCACCAAACATAACCGATTTTTCAAATGCTTCTGCATCTATCAATCCCATACTTCATCACTCCTTCTTGTTTAAAGACTTGAGCGTTTCTTTTAATTTGCTAAAATCTACGCTTCTTATGGATTTACGAACCGCATCAGAAAATGATATGCAAGCTATTCTAAATTGGAAAACTGCAAAATCTGTAGTTGCAAGAATTTCTGGATAGTTCTGCTTTATATATTCTGCGATAATATCGTTTCTTGTCATCATTGCTCTCCTTTCTGGCAGTTACATAAGCGACTGCCCCTCCAATCTAATTAAACGGAAGCTTATCTTCTACATCATCAGGAATGTTCATAAATTCGTCATTAGTGCTTGGATTGTTAGGTAATAGTCCATTATTGTTATTCTGCTGCTGCGTAGCTCTGCTTTCACAAAATTCGTGTCTTTCAACAACACAATCATTAGTGTAGACTTTCTGTCCGTCCCTGTTAGTGTAGTTGCCTGTCTGCCATCTACCCTCAACAATTATCTTTGTTCCCTGATGTAAATACTTCTCTGCAAACTCTCCATTCTTGCCAAATGCGATACAGTTAATAAAGTCTGCTGCCTGTTCGCCCTCTTTCTTAAAAGCTCTGTCAACAGCTAATGTGTACCTTGCTACTGCCATACTTCCGTTTACTGTCTGTGAATATCTAATCTCTGGCTCTCTAACAGCTCTCCCACATAAAATTACTCTGTTCATTACTTTTCCTCACTTTCTAATAACTCGGGATTGTCAAAAATGTTGCCGATAATCTTTGCATTAACCATATTTATCCAATAACCTAAATCTTTTCTGTATCTTTTAGTATACTTGTCTGACCAGTCTACATAAAATCCGATATGCTCTGCTTTTGTGTTATCAAAACAGTTTTGATAACTGCCATATTTAATTGGTGCGCATGTGTCACTGAAGATATCTTTTACAATATCATTCTTCCAAATCAGCTTGCCGTTCTTATCTTTCAAGCCAATACATTGGCAGATAGTATCTCTATCCACATCATAAGCACATACAAGTATTGGTCCATTGGTTTTGACCTCTAACAAACTTGTTGCAATCTTACATGTTCCATCTTCACAAGTGAGCAGAGAGCCTGTAACCCATTCTCCGTTATTAATCCTTTTTGCCTTGTACAAATATCTATCCATGTTCTCTCCTATTCTGCTTCTGACCGAAGCCATTCCATACAACTAGCTTCTCCCTCGCATTCTTCGCCAAATGTGTTCTTAAAAGCTATAAGAAACTCTGCTAACTCTTCATCTGACATATTCCTTATCCTGTCGGCATTGGTCTGTCTGCTATCACATCTGCAACAAGGCTCATTATCTTTTGAATTGCTGTTGTGCTGGCAGTTACAAGTGTGACTATCGACATTTGAAAGCATATCTGACAAAATGTTTATTGCTTCACCATATCCAACACTTACGCCTGTTTTACGGCTTCCGTAACTCGTGTTCCAATATCTACTGACATACTTATCCATAGTGTCTATGGCTAATTTAATTGCATATTTCTGTTTCTCTGTCATTTTCTCCACCTCTCAATTCTTTCAGTTTTGCTTCAGCTTCGGATTTTGTAAAAAACATAGTATCTCCAATTGCTGTAGATGTTACTTCGTTTCTATATCTTTCCTTATCTTCTGTAATTGTGGAAAGCAGAAAATTCATCTGATAATCAGCAGATATTTTTGTGACTACCGCCTTAAAAATACCATATTTAATATTTTTGCCCTGTACTCCTACAACCATTATCTGCCAAACTGTATCTCCTACTTTGCAAGGCAATTTTACAAGTCTGCCCTGTTCTTCTAAGTCCTCATATTTACCTAACTTCTCACAAATGCTTGTCATAATCTCACAGTTATCACATTTGCTACTTGCTCCCAATCCGTCACACTTTTCAAAGCATTTCGGATAGAAGTAATTTCCAACAGCATTTTTATCTGTTAATCTCTCCATTACTGCTCCTTTCCCTCTTAATTATCTTCTTTCTCTTTCTTCTTAATTTCTACAAGACAATCGGCAATAGCTTCTTTAATAATCAAAGTATTGTATCTTTCAAGGCTGATTGTTATTGTTTTATCCTCACATTCTGTTATATTTCCTAAAATATCTCTGTATTTAGCCATATGATCTCCTTTCTAAAACGGACACTCATTAGGATTAGCAAGTAGCCATTCCTTGTTGCACTCTGCAACATCCACATTCGCCCCGTAAGCAACTTTTTTCATCTTCTCGATAAAACTATCTCTATCAGAATTTTCACTTGATAGATGGCACATTATGACATTCTGCAAGCTATCTGAATAATTTGCTTTAACAAAATCGCAAGCCGTGTCAATGGATAAGTGGCCTCTGAAAACGTGATTAGCTTTGCCTGTGTTATCCCTGTCAATTAAATCCTTGTCATAATTCACACCTAAGAGAATGTGGTTTATGTCTTTAAACTTCCACTTGACAACCTCACAATCGGTTATGTAAAGCATTCTTCCCATTTCCTTGTGAGTAATCAGAAAGCCATATATCGGGCAAGGTGTTCCGTCTGCGTCTGTATGTGTCCAATTTCCGTCTATTGTTGTTAGGTCAAATGCCTTAACTTTAAAACCGCTAAATGGTATCGTGTGGTAACGATGTATGCCCTCATGTTGTGCGTATTGTATATATGGTGCATAAATTGGTATTCCCATTGACTTAAAATCGTTTAATGACTTGCTATGGTCTAGAGGTGGGCATGACTTATTATCATGCCCCTTATCCCCCTTATGTTCCAATTCAAGCCTTTTTTAATCTCCTTAATCGGTATTCCACAATCAAGGATAAGTGTTTCTCCGCTGTTGGAAGTTAAGGTGTAGCAATTTCCTGTACTTCCTGTGGCGATACATTTAAGTTTCATTCCTTAATTTCTCCGCATCTTCTCTTAACATTATTTTGAATTTTCCACCACACTCACAAACAGCTTTTGTGTCATAAACATTCCAATTCTCATTAGAAAGTGATTCGTCTTTTGGTTGTGGTTTTCCGCACAATTCGCACGCACATATTATTGGATTTTGTTTCATACTCACACCTCGATTTCATCATCCTGTGGGAACTGAAAGTACTCTGTTGTAGCTTTGATAAAACCATCTTCGGTAAAGCTTCTAATAAAGCTTTCATATTTTGTCGCACCTGCTATAAGCTTCATAAACGAAAGCAAACCATAATACTCCTTAAGCATTTTCATAGCCTTATACGATTTCTCTTTGGAAGAGTACACGCCTAATACGTATTTCTCTCCATTGTATAGTGCTATAACGCTCTCCATTGCGTGGCACACAACTATCTGCTCATAAGGCAAATCAACATTGCTATGCTGTGAAATTACTCTCATATCAGCTCTCCTCACTCTGCATGAATGGTGGTAGTTCCTCTGACTGCTTGTCGGCTGTGCCGGTCGGCTCTACATCAATTATGTTGTCCTCATCAAAATCTACACTATTTGCATTTTCTTTGATTTCATCAGCAACAACCTTTTCTGTATCAAGTTTTACATCTGATACATTTCGAAATTCCTCTTGTGCATATAAACCTTGAAATCTATCTGGAAATGCTTCTCTTAAGGCCTGCACAACAGCTACTTTTCTAATCATTGTGGCTGGCTTTTTCGCCCATTGGCTGTTAAGCGAACCATCTTTTTTTCTTCCTGCGTACTCATCAAAGCCTACTGACTGATACTCGTCCTCTTTTCCGTCAATAAAGATTTTCGCCCAGCCACCTACGATAGTTTCGTTAGGTAAAACCATTGTTCCCTCTCGCTCTTCAACAGCTCCGTCCTTTTTAATTACAATAATTCCTGCTTTCTTTCCTTTATATCGTGGGTCCGCATTGGCTCTCTTTGTAAAAACATCTTTTCCAGTAACTATTGTGGCTGGGTCGTTGCTTCCATACTTAATAAGGTATACTTCTCTCAAAAACGGATTTAAGTGCTGGTATCTGCATAATGACATGAACATCATTAGTTCTCCGTCAGATACATTACCACCGCCACTTACAAGGTATCTTTTTATCATTGTTGGAGAAATTTTTACCATTTCCCCATTTGATTCATACTCAACTATCTGTGTATTCTCTGCCATAATTATTCCTCACTTTCTTCAAAATGTTCTTTTATATCCAATCCGTCATCATCGTGCCACTCGCACCATTCCTGTTCTTCTTCATCAAAATATTCAAGTCCAGAAGCATTACAGTAATCTGGCTTTATGTTGTTTTCATACTGAAATAAATCATAATTCCATAATGTATTAAGGATTTTCCAAGCCTGTTCAATGCTTTCAACTTCGACATAAAAGTTTTTAACCGCTCCTACTTGGCAATTATGCCAAACTCTTAATTTCGTCATATTATCCCTCCACAATCTCTAATTTCTCGCTATCATTGACAATCAGCATAATCAACTGACTATCCACCATTTCAGCAACTTTCTTCTGATTATCTGTACTAAGACTTTCAGAATCATCTAAAACAATAGGTACTGATATACCACTAATCTTCTGAATAGAATTACAAATATCAATTCTGCCAAGTATTCTGTTACCCTTATTGCTCATAGTTGTTAAAATGCTCTTTCCATCAACTGTAGGTATGCAACAACTCTTGTAATTACCATTCTTGGCATATTCAAATAACTGCCACTTAACTAACCCAAAATGGCTGTTTACTGCTTCTGTCAAGGCTTCATTCTTCGCCTTATCCAGTTCATCAAGTAAATCAAGAATTTTCTCGGCATTAGTCTTATTCTGTTCAGAATCAGTCCTTATCTGCCTTAATTCTTCAAGTCGCTGTTCATCTGCTGCCGTATCAGACTTTACAATCTGGCTTTCACATTCTGCTAACTGCTGCCTTAAAGCTGTTTCCTGTGCCTTTAATTCTGCCTTAACTGCTGAAATATCGTTAGCCTTGTGCATAGCCTGTTCTTTTTCTGCAATCTGCTGTTCGAGCACCTTGTATTCCTCGGTAGTTGACACATCAATTTCCTGTGGAAGCTCTGATAACTGCTTTTTAATGTCTGCTAAATCAACTAAATGCTTTTCTAACCTCTGCTTTCTGTCGGTCAATTCCTGTTCAGCTTCATCTAATGCCTTTTTAGCTTCATCAAGCATTTCCTTAGCTGTGTTGCCCTTATCAGTAATTCTGTTAAGTTCATTTTTTTATGCGCCTTAAAATCTGCCCTTAATTCCTCTTTTTTATCCTCCGGGTATTCCTGCTTACAATAAGGGCAAATAAGGCTACTTTCGTCAAATGTACGCTCTTTTTCAGCTTTCCATTCGGTTCTGCTATCATCAAGCATTTTCTGATATTCAGCTACCTTATTCTTATCAAAACCAACTACATTTTCTGCGTTGCCGATTGATTTTCTGCTATCCTCAATCACATAACTAAGGTTGCTAATCTGTGATTCAAGACCTCTCCTAGCCTTAACATTTTCCTCATTAGCTTTGCGTAATAAGTCTCCCTGCTTAAACTTCAAATCAAGGACATCTGAACTCAAGTGCTATCCTTTTTAAAGTTGCTCTCATAAACAATATCCTTTCCTTATTTATATATTCATAACAAATACACCATCTTCAACTTGGAAGTTATCAATCTCCCTATCCGCATAGGCTGAATACTTAGCTTCCTCAAACGAACCATTAAATACTGTTCCGTATTGCGGTGTCCATATCTGGCATACCACATCTTCATCAATAGCCATACTTGCTAAATCTCTAACTGTAATATCACTATGCATTGGCTTCACCCTCCTCTGCGTAATCAATTCTGCTTACTGATACTTCATAAGCAACCCTTGTTTCAATCTCATTGTCACTTATCTTCTTAGCGTACTCTCTGCTCTGGAATCTTCCCTGGATCTGAATGTGTTCTCCAACTTCAAGCCCACCTGCAAATCTCGCATTTCTTCCCCATGCTATACATGGTATGTAATCTGATTTGCCATATGGTCTGTTTACTGCTACTAAGATATCCGCAATCTCTCTGCCCTTTGGAGTACATCTGTATATAGGTGGTTTGCAGATATGCGCGTCAAGCATAACTGTATTAATATTTTCCTCAAATGGTAGTTCGGTTGCGTCCTGTGTTAGTATTTCAAGCTCTCTTGCGAATACAGATAAAATCAGCTTGCTCTTCACATCATCAACATGCCGGTTGAAGCTCCTTATCTGCCCTAAAACTGTGACAACCTGTCCCGCCTTAATTTCTGTGATATCAGTAAGTCTTTCCGATATAATTACCGGTAATATATCTTTGTTACCACTTGTTCTTGAACACTTGAGCATGAACACATAAAACCCCTCGCCAAGTACTTCATGCGAGTACTCTGGCTCTTTCTCAACTACTCCTGCTAATGTGATATTGTTGTTATTAATTACATTTTCCATTTTTCCTCTCCTTACTTTAATATGTAACTTCCTATTGGTACTTTATCCATTCTTTCAATCAAATGGATTTTGCAGCTGAAAGTATAGAATTTTCTAAAATCCTTTTCTCTTATAGCTCTCTGCCTGTTTCTGTTCAGCTTAATAATTCTTTTTATGCTACTCATTGGCATTCTCCTTACGTCTGTAATACATCGTTGTTATAACCCCTCTTGCTGTGAGACAGTCATAATTCTTCCATGCTGATAAATCATGGTTAGCTGATTTAATTGCTGTTCTAATTGACCTTTCAACAGCACATCTTGACTTGCCTACTGTACTGGCAATGCTATTGTAAATTTCTTCCATTGTTATAGAAGAATTGAACCGTTTAACAGCTTCAATTATGTAGATGTAACCTTTTTTATTGGAGAGAATACCTAAGTTGAACATTTCTTCTCTTATCCTTGCTTCCATAAACACTCCTTACTTGTAGCAAAAGTACATGTTCTGCACATTCTTATAAACACCGCTACCTTGCTTAAATTCAGCTTGATACAACACATTGCTAGGTATGTCATATCCGCTTATTAATAATTCTTCTGCTATTCTCCAACACCTTTCTGTTGGCTCTTTATAGAATCCACTGTTTTTAAGTTCTGTACATTGATATTGTCCTGATTGATAGATAACTTCTTCAATGCTGTTAGGAAAATACTCACTTTGTACTCGGTTCAAAACAACGGCTCCTGCAAGATATAGCATTTCATCATCGTTGCATGTCGCTCCGCATTCGCCCATCAGTAAATGTGCCATAAGTGACAGCTCATATTCATCAACACTTATCTCTCCAGTTTCAACCTTATAATCAACATGTGAGTTGTAGCATTCACTTAACACTGCACTCTGCTGATTAATCTTAGCTTGCGGCTGTACCGGTCTTAGAATCAACGCTATAAGGCTGATTCCTGCCAGTGTTGCGGATATGTTAATTATTTTTTCTTTCATATCTTCTCCTACATGTTTGTATCATGCACCACTTCAGCAAGTGCTATTGGTAACAAATAGGTGTCGATGAATTCGTGTACATCAGCCAAGTATTTTCTTTTAATACTCTTGTATGTCGCCACGCACCCGAATTCGCGTTTTAACTGCTTGTATATATCTGAATATACTGAACCGCGAATACCACCGTCTTTGTACGCATTGCTGTCCTTTCCGCCAAGTACTTCAATTCCTTTCTTTCTAACATGTTTCTGCACTTCTTCAATCTCACAGCCGTAAAGCGGAGTTTCTTCTTCGATACTGGTTATCTTATCTTCAACCTTATCAACTCTCTCTGTGAGTTCTGTGTTGCCCTGTGCCAATAATCTAATCTGTTCAGATGTTGTCAAAGGCTTACTGTAACTTCCTGTCTTTCTAATTGATGGAAGCACTTCTGATGTAACCCATTCTGTAAATCTCTCTGCACTTTCTTTACGGCTCTGAAAGATTGTCTTGTAAAGGTTGCTCTCATTAATAAATGTAGCTTTCTGTTTTCTTCCTAAGCTGTCTATGACCTCGGCAATACCGACCCCATCTTGTTTAAGCCTATTTTTCACATCTGTAACATGTGTGATTTCCAATGCCTTGCATACATCAGCCAATCAAAACATAGGTTCATCATCTTTAGTAATGGTTCGGATTTCTCCAAACTCTGAATTGCTAAAAATCTGTAGCTCCATAAACATTCCTTTCTAAATAATGTGTGATATATTTTGACCTTTTAAGGTGCATTTGAGCAATTCTGCTCATTCCTATCTGCTGTAACTTGTAGAACTTTATATTTATTGATACAATAGAAAGGTGATGGTAGACACTTTTCAATTGGTAGGTAGTTCACACTTGATACGAACAGGACGCTATTCCTGTCAAAAAGAACTAATGATGTTTGAATAAAAGTTTGTAACTATTTACCGCTACCATCACTTTTCTATTGCATCAATATCAAAAATTCTAATCCGTTTGTGCTATAATCCTCTTATCCTAATAGAAAAGAGGTGAAAAATATGTTTCTAAAATTCCAAATAACTTGTACTTGCCACAATAGATATACTGTTAATGAAAGTGTATCTGCCGACAAGATTATTTGCCCTAACTGTGGTCTTGAATATCCTTACTCTGACAAAGTATTATCTATACTCAAGACTGCTAAAGAAATGCCTGACAATACATCTTTTGAAGAATGTTGTATTAAGGCTATTTCTGAATTTGAAGATATGAAGAATTGTCAAGAATAATCTTCATATAATCTAAAAACCCTTTGGCTTCTAAAACGGATAAGTTATGTTGGGCAATTAATGCTTTCGTGTCAGCAATCAATTCGCTTATATCTTGTCCGTTGTAGTGAAGCTTTTCATAGAAGCAACTTCCCTCTATCGTTTTTGTCATTTCATTTTGGATAGCTTTTCTTGTGACTTCTGCCATTCTTACTCCTTTCTGTCATTGTTACATTCCTTATCACTTTTTTCTGCCATATTCTCGACCTTGCCAAGAATATAACCCTTGTCAAAATCTGACATCTTAGGAATTGCTTCTTTTAACTTCTCAACTACTTCTTTTTCCTTTTCGCTCATTCAATTCACTTCCTTTCTGCTCATCTGATGTACACATACTAGCACATTAAATATACATTGTCAATGCTTTTTGTTGACTTAATGTACATTTTATGTTATTATACTTTTCAAGAAAGGAGGAACTACTTATGAATGAGAGAATTAAAAAAATCAGAAATAGCTTGAATATAAGTCAAACTGATTTTGCTCAAAAACTATCTGTATCCCGTTCTGCTGTTTGTAAAATGGAAAGCGGAGAAAATTATCCGTCAGAACAGACTATAAAACTGATATGTAGGGAATTTTCCGTTAATGAAGATTGGTTACGGACAGGCGATGGCGAAATGTTTATAGAGAAATCCAAAGATGAACAGATTGCTGAAATGCTTGGAGATATTCAAAGAAGCGGTGAAGACAATTTCAGACATAGGCTTGTATCTGCGTTGTCTAAGCTAAATAAAGAAGATTGGGAAAGTTTGGAAAAACTGATTGACTTGATAAATGAGAGATAGTAAATTTGTTAAGCCGAGAATAAGCAAAGACCGAGAAAAAATCTCGGTCTTTTTCTTTTACCTTAAAAGTGTTTTAATGTAGCTGTATATTGTTTTTAGCCAATGATTATTATTACAATTATTGATTAGTTCAATTATCTTCTGTTTATATTCCTCATTCTCCATATATCCCCCTTATTGCACGATATAACGCTGGTAGCGATGGTGTTATTATAGAACATTTGTTCTTGCATGTCAACCTACCCCCAGTAGATTAACAGTTTT